TTTTTACACAATGATAAATAGCTCCATTACCAGATCTCTGTTCCTCAAAATATCTTCTCCTACTTATAATGATACTCCTTCCTATAATAACCGAGGAAACTAAACCCTTTCGACTCCTTCCTCAAAACATCATGCTTATTCCAATACTTTTCTAAGTCGAAAGCCTCTCTTTCAAATACGATATTGTGATATGCCTTATCGTGATTGCGATATATGCACAACCTAATCAGGTACTCAATTAAATACCATGAATAGTATAAAAATATCGGAATAAGAGACAGCCACAGCATCCACCACCCTGCATTACCGAATAAGAGACACAATCCTATTGTAAGCAACGATATAAACATACCAAAACAAAACATTGTATGATACTGATTACAATGCGCCTCTTCATGATATTTGGCCTTCAATGATATAGCATCACGTTCGGTAAATACGGCTCCAAACAGCATAATTGTTTTATAGCCGTCAATGAACGTAAACAACTTAGCTATTTTTGAATTATAAAATATTTTCATTGTCAAAAAAAATAATTTTATACCAGTTGCACAAAATCAAAAACTCAATAGGAGAATTAACTCCATCCCATTCCCATTTTTCAAGATAAGACCTTAACTTACTTTCATCAACATCTTCACACTCTTTAAGAAAAACAAGATGCGGCATAAACAATTCTCCACCTTCCAAAGACTTATTAAATTTACTAACCAGCCTCTTTCTGAACTTAGGACCGTACCATGATTTTTCATTTGTGGATCCAAGACAATAGTAAGAATTGTTCTTAACCTTAATACCGAACCATTTACATACATATGGATGATATACCCTATCTGCTAAAAATATAAATGGCTTATACCATAGGCAATGCCAGAATGTACTACACTTGCCTCCAAACTTCTTAAATGCCCATCTGAACCCTCCAGAGAAGTACCAATTGTTAGCCCCTCTCTTAACCTTAACTTTGTATTTAAGATTCTTATTCCGGTTACTAACCCTATCCCACGGCTTAACCTTATCGGTATCCATATCAGGAAGGAATGTCCAATGATGAAGCAAGGCACTGTAATAAGGATTGTATATCTTGTGTCTGTTCCTAATAACGTACTCAAAAATATCGTATCCTACTTGCCTGGCTTCTTCAAATCCTTTTTCTGACAAGAAAGCTAATATAGGAGCCAGATTCCAGATCTGATCTTGTGAAGTGAATGGAGAGAAGCATGGATCTTCGTCTTTTAACTCTATACCATTAGTGTACCCGGAACTTATCTTAGTAAGACCGAACTTATCGGCATCTTCGCTATGGATATCGTCTCTTAAGAAAAATCCTTTTTCGAATTTGAAATAAATACCTTTATTATTATTAAAAAATAGGTCATAAGTGGTATCGGCAAGACGGGTAAGCACCAGTATGGCATTACGAACATCATCTTTTGTCTTGTAACCAAGAATCATTTCCGTATATACAAGCTGAAGATACTGAGCCAGGTTAATGGTTCCGTCGCCGACCCGGCCTACCCCGTTCTTTACCGACGACAGTGGGATGCACGAGGCCTGCTCTGTGTAACTGGAATCGTAAACGAAATCCCGGTAAAACACCTCCTTGATCTTATTGTATTTATTCCAAAGGCTTTCCATATCTTAACCTATAACAATAACACAATTACGCTTTTCCTTATTATAAACCATCGTACCCATCTTAGTGTACAAACCTTTTATATTTTGGTAATTGGTTTCCCCATGAGCTGAAACGTTGGTAGTGATGCTGTCGGAGTAAACTTCTTCACCGCCTTCGTTAATGAAATTAAATCCTTGTTTAACCATCTCTCCTCCAAGGTAGGCTGTAAAAGACACAACAACATTTCCTCGTCCTCTATTCCCATACCAATTACCATAGATATCGGCATTGATATTAGGCTCAGATTCGTCCATGCCCGGCGCTGATAGCAGGGTCTTCATCTTAATAAGCGCTCCTTCAAGACCGGACTGCATGTTATCACCACCATAAATAAGGTAATCGCCTACCTGTTGTTGGGTAGTAGCCCACTGCTTACTCCATCCAACGTACTTATTATCTACATCCGAGATGCCTGTATTGGTGAAACCGGTTGCAGTATCAAAATCGGAGCCGTCTTCTGATTCCCATCCGTATCTAAGAACAAGATAATCGAACTCAGGAATTACAACGACCTGCTCGCCGGCAGCTTGTGTGATTGTAACACTCTTACTCTCTCCACCAGCCGTTACCTTAGCTACGCCTCTACGATCTTCAGCTACCGGATTAGGGCCGGCTGTGAAGATAATATTTGCCGGTCCTACGCCTCTCATTTTGTCGGCGGTTACTATTTCGCTTGCACTAACTTCCAACATATTATTTAATCTTTAAAATTTCAAATACATATATCCAACTCAACAAAAATACTATCGGGCAGCACATTGTTTCTATCAAACTCGCCTCTCCTTTGAATTGTCTGATTGACCAAACAATCATAGATGCGATAACGCCAGATAAATATATAAATAAGGCTACCTCAATCATACCAATTTAAGTATATCATCAATAACTGGATACGCCTTAGTATATATCTCAAACTCAGCACGGCGCCGTCTAAGAGGTTCGTACATGCCTTTCAATGTCATACCCATCATCTTAAGTTCGGTCTTAGCATTTTTCAGCTTAACCAAATCTTGCTGTGCATACAACTTGAACAAATCGGCTTCCCCTTGTGCTTCTCCATTATACATCAGTTCCTCAAATAATCTCATCTTCACAAAATTATCTACATAATCCAATACCAGACCTTGAGGCGTGTCTGGTATAATTATATTAGATTCTCCGTCAAAGGGAAGAGACCGGTACTGCATGTAAATAGGACCATCGAAATTAGCATACAGGAATCCGTTTACGATATTTATCTCATACGGACTATCCTTTATTACCTTATTCCGGCATTTGCTTAAACAAGAATCACGAAGCATAGGCTTAGCAAGACCTAACATTACCGGCCGGTCATAATAGCAACGAACTTCATGATCGCGATCATGAACATTGATATAAAATTTTTCAACTATCACTTTCTCGCATTCGTCTTTACAACATTCATCGCAAGAACACCACCTATAACTTCTTTCAGTGCGTTCTTTCCAAGCTATTGTATTTTGAAGCTCTGGTATTACCTTATCACCTTCCGGCACCTCATATCCCTTGAAATCGCATTTAAATGCCAGAATAAGATCAAAGTAATCTCCCGGCATACGAGCCTGTCCTCGCTTGACGTCCACTACCGCCTCTTTGCGCATAGTAATATCGCCTCCAAACTTCTTCAGGGCGATCTCTACCCATTTATAGATGGATACCTCATCTATCAGATCACGTTTGTCAAATGATCTTAAAGACGATTTTAACTCTATGATATAATCTTCGACTGTCATTACTTTTAAAAAAAATGGAGGACAGGAAACTACCCTGACCTCCACAAAGATATGAATAATATAACTAACATCCTATTTTGAAGATTCAAAAGCTAGGGCCTTCAAACTTGCCGTACTTTAGAAACGTATTTCTACATTTCCCTTTTATACCATTAAGTGTAACTTCATATCCGGCACCAGTCATGTATATTGTTTGCTGATTGATCCTTTCACCGGAGTACTTATCCACAAAGTAAGATCGATAAACACCAAACTTATTTTTAACGATATCACTGTATAGTTCCCATTTACCCTGCCCGTTCCTGAACATGAATTTCATTTCTTCAAGAAACATACGGAGATTCTTTTCGGCAATAATGATCCCATTTTGTTCAAGCTTCTTCGCAATATCTCTAATCAACCACATGTTTTCATGATCAACCTTCTTAAATGACTCTGCAAACTCCACATCAGGACGCTGCTCTTCTATTGTCTTTATAGCTTGCTGTTTCTCCACCTCTGCTTGCGCTCTTTCTGCTATGGCTCTATTCTTGGCTTCAACCTCATCAGCTAAAGCTCTCAAAGCAGATGGATAATCTTTAGGAGTTATAGAGTAAGAACCCGTTTTTCTTATAGAGGGGAGAACCTCGGATGTTACCCATCGTTTAAACTTCTTTGCCGATTCTAATTTTGATGACAAAACAAGAGAATATAACCCAGATTCATTAATTACACGTATGCTGTCTAACTCATTGATTTCCAAGGGAGCCAAAAACGAGCCCCTCTGAAAATCAGACAGTTGCAAAAGAATGGTATCTTCTTCATCAACATGTCTTTTTATCGGATTTTTAGGCGTAGCATAACCGAGCGATCGAGCTACATCTACAGCTACAAACCACACGTCACCATTAGGGTCCACTATAGTCCTAATGTTTCCAAACTCTGAATTTCTAAAGATTGTTACACTTCCGTTAGTTTCCGTTTCGCTGGATTTTTGCGTCAAAATAATGCTACTGTTCTTCGCATTGTTTTGAAAATTGTTTACCTTTGTCTCCATAGAACTTTGTCTATATAAAGATATTTGATTAACATTATATCCGCCAGCCTGAGAAGGTAGACGGATATGCAAAAGTAGCGATTATCCTATATCTACAAAGGGTGATCGCTACTTTTTTTCTATGACTTTCTATGTCCTAATTCTTTATCTTCGAAAACTCTCTTAATCTGGAAATCTTTAAACACCCTTCTTTTGGCAAGTATTTCATTGTACATAAATCGGTATCTTCGTCCTTTATTCATTTTAACCCTTAACTTCTTTTTCAAGCTATCTTGTATTACAAAATGGTAATATCTTTTGGAGTCTGCAAAATCCATAGCCAGGTGGTTATAGAGGTAGCCGTTGGTGCCGAGCCTGCTCACGATGTCCAGGTCCCGCCTGACGGCAAAGCGCTGCCCCGGTATAAGTACATGGCATAAGTATCCTACGTTATCTACATAAACACCGGCATCAGCCTCTATATAATGTTCTGATACGGTTTTCCATATAATAGACAACAACCTTAAAACCTCTCCCCTGTCTCTTATCATGCCTTTCTTAAAACCATTCTTTCTCTTCATAAGACGATGGTAGTAGGCTACAAAATACGGTGATTGTATTGATGTTCTTTTCATCATTCAAAAATTAAAATTATACATTTCAGATAATTAACATTAGAATGTATTGTTGCTTTGAAATACTATTCTATATTTGCAAAGTCTACCGATCCTCACGGACAGGTAGACTTATAAGTATTAATTTTAAAAACGTAGTAAAGTTATGAAATCGAATGTTGTTTTACAATCAAAAGATCGAGTTTTGTTAGGAATGAACGTCTCTGTTATGTCTAAAGACGGTTATGTGTGTATAACAGACGCCGTTTCGGCCATGAATAAAAAGAGAAAAGAAAAAGGGCTAAAAGATAAAAAGGTTAATGACATAGTGGTTACAATGTCATTCAACGAAAGATGCTTCGAACTTGTCAATAAGCTGAGCGACAGGGATTTATTGAGGCGGAGAAATATCCACCTCAATGATAATGGGTTGATAATCAACAATATAATGGATCTATCAAAATTAGATCTTGCTTACAAAAAAGGCAAGGGTGTTAATCAGAGATGGTTTGTAAATCCCTATCTGTTTGTTATGATTGCATTAGAGATGGATCCAGAGATTTACGCAGAGGTTGTCATTTGGCTCACGGATGGCTTGATAGAAAACCGGAACGAAGCCGGCGATGCATATATTAGGATGTGTAGCGCAATAAGCAGAATAGTTCCAAACAAGAATGACTTGAAAGACAGTATAAAAAGAGTTGCTAAAGCTATTAATTTCATTGTTTTTAATAAACACGAAGATGGGATAAGGAACACTGCCAGCAAAGATGAGCTCAATGACATAATAGCTATAGAGAACGTCATAGCCTCTGTTATTGATGACGGTTTTATCAAAGATTACAATTCCTTGATAAATTACCTCGGAGATAAATGGAAAAGAAAATGGGGAAACCCTGTTCTTGCATTGAAATAGTACAAAAAAAATACCCGGCCAAACTATATAATTATGGCCGGGTATCCAATAAAAAGAATCACTGAACAATTTGACTTTTCTGATTGGAATCAAGATTCGGATTTTCATCGACAGGAATCTGTAACCTGAATGCTACTTCCTTTATCGTCTCTGCCACTACATATTCGATCAATTTAATAGGGCAAATAAATTCATATTCCCATTCAGACTCGCACCCTTTAGGTGTAGGATCGCAGGCCATTAACTCCAGCGCCTTCTTTCTTCTTGTTGTAAAGAACTCTACGTTAATAAGTTCTATATGAAAATCCGGTATATAAATATAGTCGTTTTCTACATAATAAAAAGGACGCCGTTCTTTAACGTATTTAGCATACGGTCTTTTTTGTTCATTACGATACGACTTTATTTCAGCGAACTTAAAAAATATGGTGTTATCTACGTTAGTCACCTTGGTAATAGCCGGTCTAAGGGCAGAATAAAGAAGTCCTGGAAGTTTATGCTTTGACCGCATAAGTGTATTACATAACGCAAATTCGGCATCGCAGCAAACTATTTTATCAACTTCAATCATCTCCAGGCAAGTAACGTAAGTTAGGAGCCGGTGGTCGCCAAGTAACGTCCCGTCATCCCACCTCTGGGCTGTATAAGATTCGGCTTTAGTTCTACCGATATTCAATATCCATCTCCGACTAACATGCGAATCTTTGTCAAGGGCATGAATACCGTTTACGACTCTTGATACAAATTCACCATTAGTGATCATGCTCCCCTCCTTTCTTTTGCTCTTGATTCTCTTGATTTAGCATTCAAGATCCTCATATAAATATCTCTTTCACTCATGCCGGATATGGTTTTTATAGCCTCATCCAACATAACTTTCGTATATAAAGGTTTAGGGAATCCCTTTATCTTAACCGGATCAGGAACTAACTTCGCTTTCCGATATTCATAAAATCTTTTAGAAGTTACATTAAGATAAGAAACAGCCTCTTCTCCGGTATAGTACTTAGCCGGATTAGCAAGCTGCATCCATGTCTCAAGATCGTTGGCTGTGAGATGATCGCATTCTCCGCTTAAAAACATCTCCTTTATCTTATCGCATACCGCCGCACCGCTTTTACGCAGCGTCTCTGTCAGAATTTCTTTCATTTTCAAAACATCCTGTTTTAAACCTTAAAACAATAGAGGCAATGATTATCAGAAGAGTAACAGCCATAACAAACCGCACTACGATATTGTGCTCAATAGGCATCTCAATATTAACCGTAACCCATTCTACACAGATATTAAAAATCATGCTATAGATCAATAACCTATGCCATATACAAAACCTGAGCATTCTTGAAAAAGCCAAGAGAAATAGGTCCCATGATAGAGAATGACCTAATATCGGATACAGCCAATTAGTGATACTAAAAGGATAAAACTCATCAAAAATGCTGGCTAACATAATAACCTGCATCAACACAGGATAATACTTCACAAACGTCACACAGACATTCCTTTGCCCTTTACTAATAAAATTGTTGCTCATGATATATTGTTGTTATGTTATTAAAATGGGGAAGGCGATCAGCACCTTCCCCTGGCTTTCAATCACTTTTTAGTGCTCGTCTTCTTTCTTTTCATCTTGCCTCCAACACTACCGCCTTGGCACATTTTAGGTTTGTCTTTCTTATCGACTTCACCACCCTGACGAGCTTTCTTTTTACAAGCCATGATACTAAAAATTTAAAATTGAATGATGTGCAATATTAATCATTTTTATCCTAATAGACAATATTTAAAACAAAATATTATAACCCAAAAAAACATTCAAGGAAGAGGACTAAATCTTCTCCCTTGTTGATTATGCTGGATTAAGATTTATTTGAGAATAAGCATATTTTAAAGTACCATTTTCATCTCCACACTCAGCTCCATCTACTATAAAGTTATAAGAAGCAGGAGATTCATTATATACATTGAAAACACCACCTTTCTTAGAGATATTTTGTTTTTCGTACTGCCTAACAGTAGAGGTATTATACACTTTGCCTTCGTAAGACACGTTTATAGTTCGTATATACCATGTAGTATCTCCATTCTCATCTCCAGAATGAACATATCCGGCTAATATTCCTCCATTAACGGCCCTGAAATACGAACAAGAGCTTCCGGATTGTCTTCTCCGGGTTGTTGTTCCGATGCTTATAGTAGCTCCTGATATCTCACGATAATTAGCATCCACCACCTTAATATCACAAGTATATATTCGGATATTTCCATTTTCATCACCAGTCCATTCGAATCCGGCAATACACTTACCGGCACCAGGATTATAAGAAATATTATTCCTCCTGTATGTAGCCCAAGAGCCGTTTTTTAATACAATATGTGCCGGTACAGGATTAACCTCAGCCTTGCCCTCTTGGTTGACTGTTATGTTGACAGTCTTCCCAGATTCATTTTGCTTCAATGTTACAGTACCACTTCTGGGAGAAGAAGAGCTGTTTGCAGACGAGATTATCATAAATGAATAATCATAACCTGACAAAACAGGACAGGATACCCCTGATGGTTTTTCTGTAACTTCTGTAACCCAACTCGGTTTAGAAGATACAGTGTATCCTATCTTGCTTCCATTCTTCTTACTCTTTAATTGGATACATAAATATGAATTATTTGCACCTCCATTCGCATCGGCATTCCAAGTGCTTTGGTTGGTACTAAATTCGTAAGTCACCGCAATATCTTGTGTAATACTAAGAGTAACAGTCTTTCCAGATTCATTTTGAACAAAAACAATATCACCAGATCTGGAAGAAGATGTTGTATTGGCAGATAACGTCACCACGGCCTTCATACTTTCAGATGTCTGGTTTCTGTAATCAACAGAACACCAAGAAGGTTTTGACTTAACAGAAAAACCTATATATGAATTACTCTTAGTACTTATGATAACTTCTTCAATATTCTGAGATTCTCCAGTTACAGACCTCGACTTGCTCGTTCTTCCATCATGGAACTGAAATTCGTATGGAGCATATCCGCATTTTCCAACTTCAAGCTCGTATTTTACATCTTGATTTCCACAATCATCGTAACGAACGTATTTTACCTTATTGCTGTTGCTTCCAGATCCACATCCAACTTCTTGCCAAGAACCGTAAGATCCGCAATTACAGCAATTCCTACAACTTACAGAATATTGACGATCTATGCTACCAGAACAGCTATCACGATAAGCATCATACTGAGTATGGCCCACACAATCTCCTGTTCCGTAGTAAGACCAGTCTGTACAAGATTCTCCACCTCCATTAACCCATCTTGTGTTGTTGTAAGAAGAAGAGCATGGATTGGTGTCACGTTGTTGCTTCTGAGACGTACAACCGTCACAACGGGTGCTTCCGGTATCCGACCAAGAAGGAGTTGTGCTATCAGCTACGCAATCACCGTTTTTGTTGGCTACTGCCTGACCTTGGGAATTTACAGCATCTTGAGCCTTTTTGTTGGCATCGGCTTGACTGATATTGGACGTAAATGGACCACCTACCTGATCTTGTGTTACGGTAACAGAAGAACCATGCTGGCAGCTTCCGCAATTGTTTCTGGTGAAGACTTTACTTGCCTTACCGGTCCAGGTACAAGTTCCCTGCGCGTCAGCAAGAGCCTGTCCCTGCTGTTCGACGGCAGCCTGAGCCTTGCTATTTGCGTCTTCCTGACTTACGGTAGACGTAAAAGGACCACCGGTTACATCATCCTGATCTATGGTAACCTTAGATCCGACACCGCCGTCAGCACACTGTTTTGTAAATTCCTTGCTATATGTTCCGGTCCAGGCACATACCTTATCTCCACCTTCTACCCAGCGTTCATCTGCTCCACCATAGCATTCGTTGGTATTAACCTGTTTTTTATAGGATTTACCACCTTCGCATTTGGTTTCAAGCGGTTCCGAATCTTCCCATACAGGATCGGTGTTATCTGTTTCACATGTTCCGTTCTTGTTAACGTAAGCCTGACCTTGGGCTTCTACAGCTTCCTGAGCTAATCTATTTGCCTCTTCCTGACTTTCATTAGAATAGAACGGTCCACCCACCATGTCTTGTGTTACGCTCATCGGAATACCATGCTGGCATGATCCGCAATTGTCTTTCGTAAATTCCTTACTATATACGCCTACGAACCTACATTTGCCTTTCTGGTTGGCAATATCCTGTCCTTGGGCTTTAACAGCTTCCTTAGCCTTATTATCAGCATCTTCTTGACTTACGAAAGAAATAAAAGGATTGCCTTCAACATCAGCTTCACTTACTTCTACTTCCGTTCCTGAATCCGGTATCTCACAGTCGTTTTTCTGGAACGTTTCTGAATAATGACCGGTCCAGCTACAAACCTTATTTCCGCCATCTACCCAACGTTCCTGATTATGAGTTTCAGAACATTCATTGGTATCACGCTGTTTTTTCTGAGACTTACCTTCATTACATCTAAGTTCTTCCGGTTCTACGTCCTCCCATACAGGATCGGTGCTTAATGGAGTACAGTTGCCGTTTTTATTAGCATAAGCCTGACCTCCTTCCTCTACGATCCTACGAGCTTCTGCGTCTGCCGCATCCTGGCTTTCTGTTGATGTAACAGGGCTTCCATTTACCATCTCAGCCGTAACCTCCATCTCTACACCTTTATGACAAGCCTCGCATTCGGGAACGAATCTCTTGCTGTAATGACCGGTATAGACCGTCATATCTTCACAATTACCTTTATTGTTGGCAATAGCCTGACCTTGCTCTTTGACAGCAGCCTGAGCCTTGTTATTGGCATCATCTTGACTTACGGTAGATGTGAAAGGAGCACCAACAACATCTTGTTCGGTTACAGTAATCTTAGACCCTACTTGGCCTTCATCACAATCGTTTTTGGTAAATTCTTCACTGTATTTACCAGTCCACGTACAATGGCCGTCTCGGTTGGCTATGGCCTGGCCCTGTTGTTCGACGGCAGTCTGAGCGAGCGCGTTAGCCGCCTCCTGGCTTTCGTATGAAGTAAAAGGACCACCGGTCACATCGTCTTGGTCTACTGTTACCTGCGAACCTACGCCTTCTCCTTCACAATTGTCTTTTGTAAATACCTTGCTATATACACCAACAAATTGGTTTTTATCTATGCAAGTACCTTTCTTATTAGCAAGATCTTGTTTCTGTTCTTCCATAGCGGCCTCAGCCAGCGCATTAGCCGCCTCCTGGCTTTCCCTTGACACAAAAGCATCTGGGTATCCGGCAAGATCCTTTTCAGTCAAATCAACGAAGCTTCCGGTCTGAGATTCGGCATCGCAATCATTTTTCTGAACACGAGCCGAAGCCTTTCCTATAAAATAATTAGGATCCTCAACGCATTCACCATTAAGGTTGGCTTGTTCTTGACCGTTTTTCTCTATATCATCAAGAGCTTTCTTATCAGCATCTTCTTGACTTACGTCTGATGTGTATTTACCGGCTTCTACTGTGTAAGTATAAGGCGCTCCGATAAACCCATCTTCACAGTCATTTTTATAAAATACTTTTGACTTCTCTACGTTATACCATAAATTTGTTTCACATGTACCATGCTCATTAGCATAACCTGGGCCTTCAGCTTCCAAGGCATCCAAAGCCTTCTGATTAGCATCCTCCTTAGAAACAGAAGAAGAGAAGCGGCCGGCTTCTACAACGTACTCTACCATAGATCCAACTTCAGTTACCTCACAATCTGTCTTTTGGAACATTTTGGATTTCCTGTCGTTGTACCATTTTATGGTATTGCAAGTGCCATGAGAATTAGCATAGTCTTGACCTTTGGCATTCAACTCGGCTTCAGCCTTACGGTCAGCATCCTCTTGGCTTATGGAAGAAGAGAACTGCCCGGCTTCGATCGTCATCGTAACCAAACTTCCTTCTTCGGTATCAGGATCGCAGTCGTTCTTTCTAAACGACTTTGATTTCTTGACATTGTACCATAATATGGTTATACAACGACCATGCTCATTAACCCAGTTCTGACCATTTTGCTCAATGTCTCTCATAGCCTTGTCATCAGCATCAGACTGAGATATGATAGACGTGTATTTTCCGGCCTCAACAACGTACTCAAGCTCTTCCCCTTTCTCTGTCTCAGGATTACATCCTTCTTTTGTGAAAAGAGCCGACTGCCTTTTATTTCTATAAACTACCTGTTCTTTTTTTTTATGAACTACCGTACATTCTTCAGATACGCTACCATCCCTGGAAGACACCCTTATCTTGACACTTCTGTTGGCACCAGTATCATTTTCATCAAAGTAAATATTAACCTTACTGTTAAGACTGCCTTCTTTCTTATCTATGTTCGCCCAACAATTACCTACTTTCATTCGCTAATCCTCCATCTTAAATTTTCGGGAGTTGCACTTACGTTGATTACCTCCGGTGATCCATCTGAATCAAGATCAACAACATCCTTGTCCAGGTAGATTTCCTCCTTATCCACAGACTCGCATTCAACTATTTCAATAACATAATCTTTTATATTACTTTCTATACTTAACTGCGTGCTTGTTTCATCACCCTCAATTTGTTCAAATTCCTTATCCAATTTAATGTAAGGAACGACCTTTCCAGGCTGATAAATAGGAATCAGTACACCATTTATAGTTATGTTCTCATTAACTTCATTCCCGTCCTCATTGCCAGGCATGGAAACAATCATCGAAACCTGGAACGTGTCTTCAAGACCCGGATCACCAGGGAAACCATAATCAAGCCTAATATCATTGACGTCAATATTAAGACCGGAAGCGGTGGTAAATGCTTTTATGACACCCTTTATATCTTTCTCACCCGTAATAAGGGCATTGATAGAAGCGGAGTTGGTAGTAATAAGGACCTGCTTATCTCCACCAGGTATAGGGAACTCCAGCCTACTAACCGACACTTCTGTGATCTTAATACCTTTTTGCTTGAAAGTAATGGCTTTCATGCTTTCGGTATCGGACTTCTTCACAATTCGGATAGTGATCCTGTCTTCCCTCCCTTTCCAAGATGGAGCATCGAAATTCATTTTATCACGACCGACACCTTCCTTCTTGTCCGAGGTAAGCCAAGAACCATCATCCATCTTATATATTTTCTCTCTCGACATAATCATCCTCCTTAATTTAAAGTGTCAACTCCCATTCAACTCCATCATCGACAACCACCTGTACCGTAGCCGTACCGCCTGTGGCTTCAAATGTTATGTCAGTAGGAATAACATCAAATATCTCTTGTACGCCAACACATCCTAAGCCGCAGATAATATCCTTAAACCATTCCTCTTTAGCGTATTTTTTAAGAACTTCTTTAAAGAACTCACGAAGCCAATCTGAATCAATAGATTCCTTAAGTATGGTTTCTATTATTTCCTTAAGCCAAGATTCGTGCATTTCCTCTTTCAGAATCTCTTTAATAAGCTCGATAATGGTTTCTTTATCTAACTTATCAGAAGGCACAGAGCCATCAACGAGATTACCCCCACATATAAATCCTTTGCATTTTTCTGCCATTTCTCATCCTCCTAAATTAACAATGGAACCCATAAGAACTATTTGCCTCTTCTCGGTACACGACCCTCACTTCAGCAAATTCATCCTGTTGACACATATCCCGGCAGAACCTAACAGTACGACCCTGGACTTTATACATATCAGAAGGCACGACACCCCCGCAATAAGATACAAGCAAAATCTCTGCCGGATCTTTTTTGAGAACCACATGAGAAGTACCGTCAAACACTTCTGTATTGACAGATCCACTTACGTTAATAGCCCTTGAAACGTATTTAGCTAAATTAGCCAAAGCTCTGTCTAAAGGCATACCATGATACAAACCAGCTTCTTCTATAGTTTCTCCATCATAGAATATGTTAGAAGAAGGAATATTGCAATGATGAGGGCGTTCGCACCCACCATGACTGCCAAAACAACCGTTACCTGTTATTGCCATTATTACTCAAAATATTTATTTTTTGTTTTAAAAATTCTATTTCCCTATCCTGATATTCCATACGGCATATCATTGCATTGATTAAAGCCGTAAGATCAGATTTCTGAGCCAGACTGAAGTAGCCAGCGTTGATGCCGTCAGCGCAGTACACGCAGTTCGTGCAGGTGTATCCGTCCGGACATGGCACCGGCGTCTCGTCCACATGTGGAACATATACGTGTTTACCACTTAAGTCCTCACCAATTTGTGCACTCTTTTCCATTTTGAAGTTGTTTTTCAAGTTGTTCAACCCTTTGTTTTAGAAGCGTATTTTCTTCAACCATCCTATCCAAAAACTTATCTATGTTTTCGAAAACAAGTTCTATATTATGCATAACCTCATTATAAGGCATACCTGGAGTTAATTTGGATATGAATGTCTTGCATCCTGTATAATGAATGCAATGATCGCTTAAATGACCATACGGACAATCGCATTCTTTTGGAAGAATTTCGCAATTGTCCGTACAGTCATTACACGGATCAGACCCGATACAGATATTAGATCTCAGAATATCAGGTCTGTCATCTTTACAAGTGTTACATGAGTTCATGACTTTCTTTTTTTTTTGGTGCAAGATAGTGTTTTTTATCCACACCATCACAAAAAGAAGTCAATCAATGTATTCTATGTTATTATTCGCATTCAGATTACGAGGCGAGCAATTGCCATTGTTCGCATTACCGCCTAAACGAGCAGCCAATTCTTTTTAACCTTTTTCTCAACCGTTATTTGCTATTTCAGAGGTCAGATCCCAATGTAAGACTTGTTAGCAGACTAACGGATTTCATTGAATAAATTTTTATTGTTTATAATGTTAACTATCTCTGTTGTCTAATAACATTGCAAATGTATGTATAATATTTTATAGCTACAAAACAATTTGTATTAAATATTTTAAATTTTTGTTTTATAGCTATAAAATATTATATTAACAAGATACGGCTGCGCCGTGATATAGTATATAAGGCTGCGCCTTAGCGCTGCGCTTATGATGGCTGCGCCATCAGAGGGGTGCAACCCCTCAGGCCTGCGGCTGACTGACGTCTAATAACAACTGGGCAAGGCCGCAAAAGTAGCGAGCCGAAGCAGAAGTGGCGTGATTCGCATTCAGAGCACGAGGCGAGCAATAGCCAATGTACGCAGCACCGCCAAAACAAGCAGCCACTCTGGACTTTATACCAACAGATGAAGCCCAGTAGCAGTTGTCCCATGTATAAAAACATTCTCCTGAATTATAATTTCCTCCCTTTTTACCCTTCCATCCGGTATAAGGGATACGATGTAAAACATGACCATCTCCTAAATTTTGGGTAGTTGCTATCTTCTTATATTTGGATTCAAAATCAAAAACCTCACCATTATTTATAGTAAACCTTTTCTCATATGTCCATTTCTTTTGATCTGGCTCTATATAAATATCAATAGTATTACCTATTCGAGTGACATTAGGATCATTTAAACAAGTTCCTACCTGTTCGTATCCTCCTCCGCAATACCTAAAGACGTCTCCAGACAAATTCATACCATCGTACAAAGACATCCTTAAAATAACTTCCAAATCAAATTCTGCTGGTTCGTCATTTTCGTTTAAGGCCGATATGGTACCAGTCATTTCCTTAAACACAATAACATTCATATGACCTTCAGCCATACTCTTGGCTCCCTGGACATTCTTATACCAGTATTTTCCTCCATAAAAATCAAACTCTGATCCTTCTTCTACGCCTGTTTCAAATGCAAAAGAAGCCGCCATCTGACTTTCCATGCACTGTTCTTTAGGATACTCTGAATTTATGAGGTAAGAGAAATGAGTTTTTTTAGTAGGTTCATAATGGATAATAGGAGAATTTGTAGCCCATGTGCCATACAACCAGATCTCTTCTCCTTTTTTACGATATTTTACCCCTCCATATTTCCTATAATTAACATCATTACCTATTCCATTGTTGCTCGATATCCCACCCCCAAAAGTATCTGGATTAACCAAGCATTTAGTACCGTACAGCATTTCAAGGTATATGATATAGGCATTCAAGGTCAAAAAACCACCTTCAGAAAAAGGATAAGAAGATTCAGGATCTACGTTATTAGCCCTCGAATACTTAGCTATATCGATTTGATTTACATCATTGCATCTCGGATAAGTTCTTCCATTTAGAAACATTGTGCAGGCGTTACCAACTCCGGCTCCGGATTTACAATTTGTTTCTCCTTCATACAAGAAAAAGAAAGATCTTGCCTTGGAGTCTACTATACATACCGGTCCAGGAGATAAGGCTGTGGGAGGCAGCACAGGGCACGTCTGGCGCAGGTCAAGTCCGTCCAGCATAGGGACCGTGTCTGCGTCGTACACCCCAGACCATATTTTTCCACTTTTTCCAACTACTTTATCAGCTACATACAGGCTCTTGCTACATCCTAAGAATATGCTATAATTCTTTGAAGTAGTCTCCCAAGGTCTTAAAATCCTTACCTCTGACCCTGATACATTATAAAGTTTTTGACCAATACCATACTCTTCGTAAAAAGCCTTAGCGTCAAATGCTCCGGCATCACAATACTTATTTTTATGACCGCTATCCAAATACAGTTCCACATCGCATTCGGCTCTCATTTCCTCGGTTATGCCCACCGTAGGAGCAAAATCTCCGTTTTCAAATCTAAGGAGATTATTCTTACGAAGCTTTCCTACCGGACGCACTTTGTCTCCGGTATTTTGAGTCATGTCTATAAGGTAAAAATCCCAAGAAGGGAGAAGGCTTTTGTCGCCAACTGATTCCGTGGCTTCTGGAGGAAGCTGGTCCTCAGCCCAAGCGGATGCCGATCCTGAAGCACCTTCTTTAAGAACGTTGAAAGTATTACCATCAGACAAAACAAAAGGCTCAGATTCCTCCCCTTTCTTCGATAAAAACTTTTCCCTTTTACCAACTTGATTAACGACGATGCTCTTCTTAGCCTTATTCCCCTCATCGGAAATAGTGTAATTCAAAGTCGTATCAAGACCTTCATTTATTTCAGAAAACACCGACACCAGTTTATCGTTCTCACCTTCTGTCGGATTAAATTTTACGTTGCTCATTTTCAAAAATCAAATTTGCATTCATCAACAACAGGCTCGCATTTGGTATTTTCATTAACCCATTTCATGCCCTCTTCTTCCAGTATCTTCTTAGCCTTTTCATTGGCATCATCAACGCTAATGAAAGACGTTACGGTACCGGCGTATATCCTCCTGTATTTCTCAGGAGCCTTCCATCCTTCCTTACAACGCTTACTAAACCAACCATGTTGATCTTCGTTGTAATAAACGGTTTTACATACTCCAGATTCGTTAGCGGCAGCCTGCCCTTCTTGCTCAAGAATCTTCGAAGCTTCGTAGTTGGCTATTTCGGTACTGAACTTAGACCATACACGCCCGGCCTCTACCACGTGATGTGTGGGTTGTTCTTGTTTTTGACCATCAGGACAATCATTTTTAAAGAAATCTCCTTCCTGTCTTGTGTTATAATATACCTCGCAACAGCCACCTACTTTATTAGCATACAACGGACCTTCTTTCTCCGCAAACTCTTCCGCTTTCCTATCTGCATCATCTTGGCTTATACCCGAACAAAATTCAGCCTCATGAACGATAAACGTTTCTTCAGAACCAAGATCTTCCGGACAGTCCGATTTCTTGAAAGCTTTTCTGTATTCTTTGTTGTAATACATCTTTTTCATGACAAGATCTTATTAAGTTCTTCTTTAAATTTCTGAATCTCGTCCGGGCACAACCCGCATTCCCCTTCACATACGATTCTTCTCATACGATCTATTTTAAGAACCGTATCCATATCAGGCTTAATACCTACCTTATACTTATGATATTGTAGATACTGATCAGCCTTACATGCTATAAAACGATCAGCACACTCACATAAGTAAGATGAAGGGAAAAGAATTTGCTGTGTACTTCCGGTAACTGCCATATCACTTCACGGTAAAATACCTGGCGTATTCTTTATTTATGTATTCAGAATAAGTAGCAAGATCATCCGGATCCGGGCACTCGTTCTTCAAATTAACGATCCAGCCTCTTACCAGTTTTTGAATATCAGCATACCTTTTACTTACACCTCCTACAAACCTGAACTTGCGATGAAGGTCTATGATTTTCTTGTCCAATACAGCAAGTTCATCATATTTCTGAATACAAGCCGCATTAGAATCAGCTTTAGGTGTCGTATTCGACTGAGGCTTTATAGCCCTACTTTTATTAACAGAAGCAATGTTGCTTCTTCCGCATCCACATCCCATAATTTATTGATATTTAATTTATTATATTTTGCAACCACAATTTTCACAATTATTGAGAACGTAAATCAATTTAGATGCTTTTTCGTATAATTGTTTTACGTTTTCAAAATTCCCTAATCTCATATTAGCTTCAGCCGCAGCCAGTAGAAACTCTATTTCTTTTATTTTGTCAATAACGTCATCATCCTCATGATCGCATAACACAGTTGACCTGGCCCATATCTTATCTATGTTAAGACGGATCAGATCTGTTTTTAAATACTTTCTGTTAAATGAATAAGAGGAAGGACTGCCTTTTATGGTAATATCGTATATACCATCTTTCAGGTTTTCAAAATCATTTCCGCGACCCGGATTTATGCCAAGAGTCTTACTGTTGAATACATTCAACTGATTCTTACCAAGATAATAAACATACTTATTTTCATCTTCAGGTGGCACAATCTCTATAATAGCCGGTCTGTCTGCCAGTATCCCCCATTCCGACTGATCGGCTATGCGAAGCGTTTTAGGATTGTTGGTGCTTATAATCTCAAAATCAAGATGGATGTTGTTCATACTCTCCTCCCGTCCCATTCTGGTAAGGGAATCATCGTATCTGGCTGTTATATCAGCCCCCTCTACTTCAGTGCTATTAACACGTACCTCGGTACCATTTATCTTGACTCCTACTATTTGGGCCACCAACGACTTAGCCATACCAAACATAGGAACAATGATTTCTCCGTTGTAATCAGTTCCTTCATTTGGATACTGTACTACTTCCGTCTTGTACAAACCGTCATTTCTTCTGGCTACTATTCTAATAACCATCTGATTTTCCACATCGTAGTCGGTCATTACTATCCTGACATAGAAAATGTTATTTCTTATCTGTGGTAAAATATCGATATAATTCATAACTTACCTTTTTCCACAAAGATAAGTAAATGGGGTGATAAAAGTTTAAAATGTTGTGTATTAAATAAAATAGGACGTGATTATTACCATATCCGATAATAGATTCCAGCGCCTAAGTAGGGAGAGAAGCCCTCGCGCCCAACTCCATACCCTGCCGTCAGCCCTATGCCCCAGCGCCGGCTCTTTTCGTATATTATTTCTTTTTTGTGGTAGATGATCATCGTATCCAAATTAGGTCTGTATCCGCTTATAACAGCCCGATAATCATCTGTGCTGTATGTTTTTCTTTGAATTGGGATATTGATATAAACAGTGTCTTTTATCGTGTCTTTTTTAACTATAGCATCCATAGGGAAAGGTGTTTCTACCTCCCCTACGTCAACTATATACTGAGGAACAGGAACAGGTTGGATAATGGTATCTATTACCGTATCTATTTCTATATCGTGTATTATTTCTTTCTTCTTACATGTTTTACCAAACAAGAAAGATATAAAACACAGTAGAATAACTCCTAACACATGCCCTACCCTCATTTTTTGCAAACACATTTCTTACCCTCCTTTTTATTATCTAAAAGATCTTGTATTTCACCATTTTTTATACCTTCTTTTAACTCCTCTCCGAATGGAACTTTTTGCCACCAACTTACTTTACTAAAGAAGTACTTAACGCCTTTTACTATCATCAAATCAGGTGCAAGGTCGCCGAGGCGCTTGAATGCCATTCCACCGTATAATATTAAGGCAAATATTGTAATCCACTGAAGAAGCATGTCTATAAACTCTGGGGATTTATGCCCTCCCATAGACATAATAAGGTCCATTCCGGATATGGTAAACAACCCGAAAGAACAGGCCGCGAACTCAAGAAGAATTTTCAAAACTCCCATTTCGCTTATGCATGTCAATATCTTAAAAGGTCTCTTTCTCTTTCTTCGGATATAGCAGTGCTTGATACTTTTTATAGTAGCTAACAAAAGATTTATAGCTAATATAAACAATATAGAATATATAAGGTGGTGAATCTCCTGGAAATTCATCCACAATACTGATAATCCGGAAATGAGAAAAGCCCAGAAACCTTCTAAATTCATCCTTCCTACAAATCTGTAAGCCATATTAGAACATAGTTACTTTCTTGTTACTTCCAAGAGAGTCATATACGTCAATATGGACCCAATTGGTACCTGATTCTAATCTAATAGGACAAGGAAGTAAATCCTGCGACTGAATTATTTTATTCCTTGTCTCTTCTGCTGTCATACCCTTGGCATCAAAATCGATGGCTGCCCCAAGCATATGAGGACTGATATACAAAGACCCTGATACGGTCTTGGATTTTACTATATCCGAGATATTGTTCCTAAACCCACGCTCATCAAACCTTCCACCCGACTTCCAGGTATTGACCGTCATCGGAGTTTTCAAAATGTCTTTCCTTAAAACCAGTATCGTGTGAAGCAATTCAGTTCTTAAATACCTCCAGCAAAGATCTTTGTCTCTACCGTATTCTTTAGGACCAACTAATTCAACAATACTAAAATACTGACTCAATTCTTTTATAATATCACTTCTTTCCATAACTTAACCTTTTTCACAAAGATAATCAGAACCTTACCAAATATTAAAATAAGCAGAGTTTGGATTAAAGAAAAACCCCTGCATAAATAAATATACAGGGGTTATCCATAACATTAACAACAAATTACGACCTAAACAACCCTTACGTATCCGGCTGATACAAGATCAGAAAGATTCTCGTAAGCCAAAGGGATGCCTGAATCTCTTATGCAAAGATACTTAATTTCTTTGTCTATGTAATACTTTCCGTTCTCTAAAATAGAATTATATACCCAAGGAATAGGATCGTCTATCGTACCTGAATGTTTTTCCTGAACAACCATATACAGACTTTCGGCTCCACCTCCCTGACCAGGAACCCAGTCGGCTTGGAGATTATGATTTTGCCTTACTTCAAACAGGGTCCAATCCAAATCCGAAGGTTTGTTCTTGCTACGGAAACGTTGCCCTTTTACAACAGCCGTACCCATAGGAAGACCTTTGTCGCCATAAACTCCATCCTTATCCCAAATAGGATACAATCCTATTATCTTAAGAGCCAGACTCTGGTCAGTATTCTCCAACATAGCCGGCGTATTGATCATCGCCCTCATGTACATAGCTGTAGCCTTCTCCGGATCGTTAGCTTCAAGGATCTTATTTTTTTCTATGATCTGATCCTTTGTCCTTGCCAACTTCTCAGGATATCCTTCATCCACTTTCATAGATTCAACTTCACTCCTGTTGATTTTAGAAGCTATTTCCTTTTCTATGGCAGCAGTACGATCATCGCATTCAGATTCATATACATGCATTTCATTCATTGCCGTATTAGCAATATCAAGCTCGTATTCTGAATCTGCTACAGATACGGTGTATATCCCGCTCCCTTTTGCTACATCAATATCGTTTTTAACCTTCTGCCTCATGCTGCTGTTATACCATATCTGTTTACCATCCAAGCTATAAGAGCGGACAGCATCAGAATAAGCATATTCCCTGGCCTCAGAAACTTTCTTATCCTTAGCCTTGGCAAGCAACTCCTCTTCAGTTGGTCCAGGAGGCTCCGGGTCAAGCTGCATGGCAATAACTTCTTTCACACTCGCATCAGGATTGTCTTGATGGAATTTTTCTTGATCGGAGTCAAGTTGAACCCATTTACCATCTAAGAAATCTTGGTAAGAATACCCTACTTCGTAAGAAGAGGAATCCAACTCGTATCCTTCCCAGTAAAAACCTTTTACGTTTTTATTTACATAAACCATACTCTATCCTTTCTGTTAAGCTTGTTCACCTACTCTGATAACTAACTTATCATTGATATACCAGATACTTAATTCTATAAAACTATTTTTAGGTACTACTACGCTATCGCCTGACATGCTCTGGAACAGGCCAGAGGTAGGAAGCGGCTGCGTGATGTCTGTGCCGGTAGTGTTGTTGACCCGCACCTGCCATTCCCTCCCAACATCCTCAGCAGATACGGCCATAGACAGGTTCGTAGCGGAAGCTACGTTGGCTATGATATTATGAGCATCTATTGGCAAACTTGCTAATGTTGTGACAACATTAGGAGTCTTAGCCATAAACTTCAAATAAGATAACATGTCATTAGACAACGTAGCCGTATTAGCTATAGCTCTATATGTCTTATCTTGGGAAACAACATAAGTTACCATCTCAATGTCTATATAAGATCCAGATACGTCTTCCTTTGAGTTGGTGTTATTAAATAAAACAGCTATTATTTTTAATTCAGAATTATCATTGTCTAAAAAATAATCCAAAGAAAAATAATAAAAACTAAGCTTACCTAATGTAATATTGTTATTGTAAGCATTCAGAACTTTTGCATACGAATCCTCATCAAGAGTTCCAGAAGTACTGGGAAATATGGATAAATCAAGATAAGATGAATCTACTCCGGTACTTACCATACCAAGTGATTCAAGCACCTTAGTTCCACCTTCTTCAGTAACCAAAATATATTCGTTATACACGTTTTTAGTTTCTGTAGATGCCACATCGTCTTTTACAAGATACATGACATTATCCTTCGCTTCTTCAACAGTAGGAAGTTTGCTAACAATCTGTTTCTTCCACCCTGCTGCCGAAACAGCATCATCTATGTACTGTTTTGTTACATGATCTCCCCATATCATATTACTAAGGAGAGTCTTGCTACCGTCTTGACTTCCGGCAGGGGGAGCCGGGATAAGGCCTCCCTTGCCCGACTCTGAGGCCGTCCCAGGAGCAGCCTGCACCACATTCTCAAGTCTGGAATCAACCTCCAGACCTTCGAATTTACTATTATAACCTACTTCTGCCATATTTATTTTTTGTTAATTTTATCCAACAATTTCTTGATCTGGTCTACGATGTCCATCACCGCGCCAACCTTATTTTTTTACGTCCTCAACCTTCTGATCAATCTTAGAATCCAAAGCCTTTAAACGGTCTTCGTTTTTACGATCTTTAACAAAGCCCCTGCTTTTAAATAGGGGATCAATGATTCTTTTGTTTATATATGTATTTTTAATAATTGATTCTAATATACACCCAAAAGTTATTATTATATTCACGCTGTAAATGTAATAAAAAAAAATAATTTCATACAAATACAACATCTATCATTCAAAGAAAACAAAGTATCTCGATAAGATGCTGCGTGAATGCTGTTTCGTATGGAATCATGCTTTAGCTCTACAACGTAGATACTACAGACTGTTTGGGAAATACATACCAGTTGGTAAGATGCAAAAGCATTTTGCAAAAAGGGTAAAAAGAATCCTACTTCATTCCCAAACAGTACAAGAAATCCTTCAAAGATTAGATTCTGCATACAATCGTTTCTTTAAGAAATTATCTAAACGTCCACCTAAGTTCAAAAGATCAGATTGTTTCAACTCTTTTGTTTTTAGACAAGGAGGGTTTACCCTGAATGGAAATTGTCTAACAATTAACAAAGGAAAGAAACGATTTAGATTCTCATACAGTAGAGTCTACGAAGGTAATGTTAAACAAATTAGAATAGTTAAAGAAACCTGTTCCCGTTTTAGTTTGATTATAGTTACAGATCATAATCTTATAAACTCTTATAGAAAGACACATGATGGTGCATCTATCGGATTGGATTTTGGACTGAAAACTTATCTAACTAAAAGTGATGGTAGCAAAATTAATTCTCCTCTATTCTTCAAACGATATCAAAACAAGATTAGAAAACTAAACAAACGGCTTTCTAATGCAAAGAAAGGATCCAATAATAGAAGAAGAAGACTGTTTGAATTACAACAAACGTATCGTAAAATAAAAGATCTTCGATCGGATTTTCAATGGAAATTAGCTCATCAGTTATGCAAACAATATGATTATATTTTCATTGAAGATCTAAACATTGAAGGAATGAAGCGTTTGTGGGGAAAGAAAGTTTCCGATCTCAGTCATTCTTCTTTTATTAACAAACTTACGTATATTGCTTCAAAGTATGGAGTAACGATACACAAGATTGACAAATGGTATCCTTCTTCCAAAACTTGTGAATGTGGCTGCATTAATAAAGGTCTGTCGTTACGCGACCGCACGTGGGTATGCCCGTCGTGCGGCGCAGTTAACGACCGTGATGTTCTTGCAGCCCGTAATATACTTCGGAAGGGCATTTCCGAATTGGAGAGCAAGAGTAATTCCAGCGATAATAATATCGGGGTTTCTTGCGCTTGCATCCAAGAATCCCATTTGCTTTAGCTATGGGAGTATGTCAAGATACACTAAATACAGGGCTAAACCGATGATTGCTATCGTAAGGATATTAGCCAAAACGCATCCGATTATTATCTGAAACATGATGATTATATGGTAGATAACGCTACCACACGCTTTAATTATTTAACTTTTCACAAATATAGCAATTGTCCCAACCATAACAAGATCAAAGACGCTCGTCATTAACATCAGACACCCATTCTTTAGATGAAAGAACAGATTCAAACTCAGAAGAAGGGCTGTCATATACCGGATACGGATATTGAGGTTCGTCATCAGCCTGCGTGTCTAAAGACTTAAATAGAAGGTCATAATATTCTACATGTAAAATAACTTTAGAGCCATCTACGCTCGCTCTTGGGCTGCCTATTCCTAATTCACGTCTCTTTTCTTCAGATACGGAATCATATACTTCTTTTGGTATGATAATGAATTTCATATTATTTTGATTTTAGGGTTTGTAAATAGTTATATGCTTTGATACAGTTGTCTTTGGAAAGGATTCTTGGATAAATTGCAAGGTTCTTAAAAGCTATTCGATCAAACCTACCACCACTACTCGATACCTCCAATGTACCACCAGAACCAACTACATTACCTGTATTTGCCAGTATTTCATTCCAATTACGATCATAGGCCCTACCATCTGAACATGCAGCATTAATACTTTTAATTCCGTCAAGACTATTTTTTACTGATCCTGAATTAATATAAAGATCAAGTCCAATCATTGTGTTGTAGATATAAAAACTAGACCCTTTTACTAAACCAGTACCACTCTTTTTATTATCAATAAACTTCCAATCCCCAACAATCGTAAAATCCTTACCCATTCCAAAAACTGACGAAACTATCTTATCATCCACCCCATCAGTAACCAGGTATCCTTCGTATTCGGGGATTTGTTCTATAGTGATATTACATGATTCTTGAACTTTATTAAATTGAAAACCATACCAACCAGATGCAGCTATTTCAATCTCAGGCAAAGTATAAATACCATCCTGATCTATTATATAGCTTATACCACTTGACGATCTATAATTAATTGTTTGATTTTCTGTAATTCCTGTAATCTTAACTTTGTAAGATGACACTTGTAAGCCATCTTGATCGCCTGGCAAATCGTGTCTAATTTGTATTGCAATATTAATTACTTGTGTTACTTCAATCTTATGATCATTTTTTGTTGCATTAACAAACGTATCTAACACTCTCCAATTATTATAATTGTCAGCATACAACCCATACCCACTCCCTTCTGCAAACCCAAAATTAGACAGTACAAGATCATTACCATTGCCCGTAATGTTGGCAATGGTAGCACGATCTTCGTCCTCGTTGGTTTTGCCGGTGACTGTCCATGCTTGGTCGGGGAAAAGCCAAGGATATTGCTTCTTATACCAATCAAGAACATTTTCATCGTCTTCATCCGTAGAGTAGTATCCGTTACAGATTGTTTGACCAGCAATAGCTGCTTTAGCAAAAGATGCATAAGTTGCATTCTTCCATAAATAATATAGCCCAGCGTTTTCCACCCAGTCCCCACACGTACCTGTTACAACTTTATTAGTTAATAAGTTCTTAATATATATATTATTACCATTTCGTTTACAAGCAAACAAATTAAGCCCATTAACAAAATCAGCATTTATATAATAGTTATTACCCGCTATAAAAGATACATAAACCAAAGACGAATATTGCATGGAAAAAGTTTTTTTGCTATCAGCTCCACACAAAATCATATTCCTTTTCGGATTATTCTGAAACGGAATAAACGCCGTGTACACCGTATAGGTATCCTCGAAGTTAAGCTCCTTCTCTGTAACTGCAAAGTCGTCTACTCCGTCACCGAGGATAAAGCCGGGGTAGAGGGGTAGTTGTTCGATGGTAAGTTTAGATCCATACCATCTTTCAGGATATTTTTCTATAGATAAATAGAGAGCTTCTGCCAAAAAGTTAGACGGAATTATTTCATACACACCATCTTCTGACATGTAAAAACGATTGCCCAATTGATCATCCAAAAAAGCATCGCAACCTTTTGGTATGCCTGTTACTTTTAAAACGCAAGATTGACGTAATTTTATATTATGGTACAATAAACCCAATGAGGCATTTTCTTTAAATGTTGCTGTTATTTTAATGCTGTTTCTTTCAAAATAAGCCGCCGTTGAATTTGTGCCCCACTCATCTATGTCTACAACATACCCGCCAATTCCGGACATCCCCTTCCAAGAGAAGTTTTTCAACTGTAGATCGTGTCCATTGCCCGTCTTATCAACCCATACGGGATTGGCAGCCATCTGTTCATTAGTGAGACCAGAAGCGGAATATCTGGCTACGATACCTTCTATATTCGGGAAGGAATCTGCATTGCATGGCAGGTCTAATATCATTTTCGCATACTCCTTAAAAGGTATTGAAGTAGGTACATCATACCCTTTGGATATAAGGGCTTGCCTTATATCCTCTTTGGTATTTATGATCCTCATTAACTTATCTGATATGGTTCCCATTACACTTCCTCCCCATTTATGTAATCTAATACCTGACCTATGTCTCCGATGTCTGATTTTATTGACTCTCCTTGAGAATGTATTTCAATAAGTTTCTGATATAAAGTGTTATCCCCTATACGATTCTTATCTGTAGCTTGTTCTTCGATTTTGGCTATCGTATCAGGATCTTCGTACTTAACACCATCAGGACCATACCATTCGTCTGTTAAATTCGTGTATTTATGACGGACTGGAGTCGGTTTAGACTCCAGTGTTACTAAAAAATATTCGTTACAGCTCATGACAATAAGATTTAGTGGTTGCAACAATTACATCTACAAACTGTTCTCACGTAGCCAGAGGGAATAACCGCCAGCTCCGTCCCTACGGCTATCGCCGGGTCAGTGCTTTCCATGACCGTCAGCGCCATCTTGTCCACGTCAAGGTCATTGTCGTAAACGATTTCTCCCTCAACGTAGATGCTCCCCGCATCAGAGGCGTAGCAGTTTTTTACCTGTCTTATATGGCGCTGTGTAGCAGACGCAAAATCACACTCGATACTTAACCACCCTACCGGTATCTGATCGATATTGGATCCGATATTGTAATCAGGATCGGTTGTTTTAAGCACCATATGTCTTAATTCCCTCGTATTTCCGTATCCGTCCATTGTTATGTATGTCCGGATCTGAACCTTGCCCTTTTCTGTCTTATAACAGTTTTCTACTATTTCTGTGTCGGATGTAGTAGCATCAGGGAAATCACAAACAATACGCTGCCATCCTTCTTGTATTTTGCTGAATGTGGCGCCTCTTTGTATATCAGGGTCGGTAGTTTCTAAAACAATAAGATACTCGTCCCGGACGCCTATTATGCTATCTACCGACCTGTATCCACCAAGATGTATTTTACCACCAGGAGTAGTATAACATTCATCTACGGACATAATATGTCTTTCTGTAAGATCAGGAAAATCGCATTCGGTTTTCGTCCATTCGTTAGGTATCTTATCTATTCTCGTCCACTGAGGATAGGCGTCGTCCGTTGTCTTAACAATATAATAATACTGTTCCCTTACACCAAGAACGGCATCAATAGCTTGATAACCTTTTATATTGACCTTACCACCATCAGTCTTATAACATTCGTCCACTTCAACAATTTCCCTGTCCGTCATGTCAGGAAAATCGCAGACCATCCTAACCCAATCTTCGGGAATGGAATCCAGCACGGTTCCTACCTTAATATCAGGATCGGTTGACTGAAGGACGGTGTAGGCCTCTTCCCTGGCTCCAAGGATGTTATCTATGGCTACCAAACCTTCTACTTGCACTTTTCCTTTTTTAGTAGTGTAACATTCAAGAACGTAAGTTACGTCTCGTTCTGTCATATCAGGAAAGTCACAAACCATTCTAACCCAATTTTCTGGAATTAGCTTAAAAACATGGCCGGCAGGGAAATTATCGTCCGTCGATTGAATAACGGTATAAATAGACTCCCTGATATTTATCTTATCATCTATGGCTTCCAATCCTTCTATTTCAACCTTACCATCCGGAGTCTTATAACATCTGTTGACGAACGTAATGTCGCGTTCTGTCATATCAGGAAGATCGCAGTCGATCATAACCCACTCGTCCGGTATTTTAGTGAGAACCTTACCTACCGGATTATCCATATCGGTACTGTCGGTAATTCTATGGGTTTCTTTAAGAACATCCATCTGGTCATTAAGAAGATACCAACTCCATACTTCGACCTTTCCACCAGGTGTACGGTAACAGGTTTTGAAATCTTTGATAACTTTCTCAGCTATGTTAATCCACTCCCATTCGGTTGTGGCCGGAATACCAGAAACAGGATGCTTCTTACCTTCTTCGTCAAGATACCAATAACAGCCATTTAAGGACACAACCACCTGGTAGATTTTGTCCCCTATTTTTATACCGGATTTGCTGTCATCTACCGGTTGGGAGGAACCCCATTTTCCAACTATGTTGGTTATTTTGTCAACGCCCCTACCAAAGGCATCGGCTAAAAAATCCACGCCATTCATATGAAATCGATCTATTTCAAATTATTTTATTACAAAAAGGGGGGTGGAGGACCAGCCTCCTCCCCCCTTGGGATATATAGAAAAAAGGAAAATCAAATCTTGCATGGCTTGATATTTGCCGAAGCAGCTAACAAGTCCATAAGGTCTTGAATACCTTCGTGAGCGCCATACGGTACATGGAAGTGTACTGTAATGTGATCATCAATTACCCTACCGAAGCCGTTAGAGTAACGTGCCGGCTTCAGCGTTACTGAATAATCAGCATACGGAGCCAACAGGTCTAAGCGAGTTTCTTCGTTGGTAAACATCCGTTCCATAAGTTCCTGGTGAGTCTTACGGAAGTCGAAGAACATACGTTGTTCACGTTCTTTATCCAGCAATTCAGCGCCAAGGTGAGTACGCGGAGCCCAGTGCTGTTTGTATTCGGTGTGGATCGGGTTGAAGTACGTGCTGATAGCCTCGCGCTGTTCATCCGGATAACCGCCATTTACGGCAATACGAACAGATCCTTCCTGGAATGTCAGACGGTCAATCAAACAGTCAGACGGAGAAATCATGTAGTCAATACCACGGAACAAGATACCGCATTTGCAGTTCTTAGGAAGCGGATCGGCGATAATGGACTGATCTCCTGCTACGGCACCCAAACGTTTCCAGTTACGTCCACGATAAGATTCTGGAGCTTTAGATACGAAGAAGTCTTTGAAGATTTTATCGCATTCGTCGCAAACCATGTTAGTAACGACCGTTGTTTTAAATTTGTGTTGACATCCACCAGGTGTACCGTAATCTTCGATTGTCAGATACGGGAATGCTGCCTGCAATTCTTCTTTAGCACTGTTACCACATTCATCATCCGGCAACGTGATTTCATAAGCTTCTTTCGAAATCTTACAAGAACCACATGCTTCCCAGCTAACAGTAGTAACAGTAGGATTGCTACACATATCTGCTGTTTTAGCAACGAACGTTACTGTGGCAGTCGGATTGGTTTCTACAAATGCATCAATATCAGCCTTTGTCAGTTTCTTGCTTACGGCCACAGTGTACATACCTACGCCGCCATCTTGGGCTGCTGTTTTCTCGGCAGTGCTACTAACGGCATTCTTAATGCTTTCTACTACAGTAGACTGATCAACACCGTCATCCTCTAACGTTACGGCATAAATCAAACCGCCGTCTACCTTAGTATATCCGTCAGGGCACTCTTCGCAGCCTTTCATGATAGAAGACAGCTTTTGAGTATAATCAGCAGGCTTACCACCTTCTTTCATCACCTGATATTTAGATGTAGAAAGATGACGTCCGACTCTCTTGATATCCAAACCAGGATAAGCAGCCTTAAGCTGAGCCAGGGCATAAGCATCACCGGTATCACACATTTCCATGCAATAGAAATTCATGTCGGTTTCCACCGGAGCTTTTTTCAACTCATCACAAGAATGGATAGGATGGATTTCTACAAAATCACCTACCTTTCCACCACCTGCAATCGGCTGATTCTTGATACGTTCGATTGTTTTCAAGATAGCAGCCAAAATATCAACATCTTCACAAGGATTACATTCTGAGCACATATCCTCACGACCCGGACAGTTTTCGAAAATGATGTAATCATCGATATTTACCTCACCCATCGGATAACCACGAAGCTCGAACAAACGTCCTGTAAGCTTAATATGGATAGGAATACGATCGCCTTTTCTTGCTGTAATAGCGGTATTGTCGTCAATTCCGTTATAACCGAAAATAACCTCATCTACTTTAATTTCTTTGCTCTTCGGAGCAGAAGCATACACTTCTATGATTTCATCGATAGCAAACGTAGGTGTAGAGAATGATTTATCATCAGATACACGGTCGTTCACCATCTCATTACGTCCGATTCTGATCTGGAAACGTTGTTCGTCCTTACGATATCCTTTCAAGTCTTTCAACGCTTTCAAACCATCTTTAGTCTGCTCACCATCCAAATCATAGATAGCGATCTGACCTTCTTGAAGCAACAAAGAATCTACGTCCGCCAACTTAGCGTACGGAGGACAGATAATGTGTCTGTCATACGGTTTATGGATAGCCATAGCCTTATAATATTTTAAAAATTAATATTCTGTTATCTGTCTCAAAAATAGTGATAGTCATATAAGCAACAAAAAGCATTAGGAATTAATTAATTCTTAATGCTTTTTGATAGTCTTTAATTTAGGACACGTCTTTATTCTGCTATAAAGGAGATTGGACGTTGTTTGAGTCTATTTGATAACGTCCATATTCGCTTTCATTCAAAGCAAATTGCTTTTCAATCATGTTAAGGATAATACCAATTAATTTATCATCTAATTCAGGATCTATATCGGTTGAATTAGAACCATCGGATTTAACATATCCTTCGATGTCAACTTCCTTAGGATAGCGGTAATACGTAAGGTAAACGGTGTCTACTTCAAAACCATACTTATACACCCTTACCGAATCTTCGCCTATAGTGTAGAACGTTTCCCTGAAATCAAAATCAGGTTTGTTAAAAAAGTCGGCAAGAAGCTCATGTGGGTTTTCATTCTTAGCCTCCCACATGGTAAAATCAGTGACCGTGCATTCACCTTTGGTAAATACGCCTGATATGTTTGAAAAAGAAAAGAAATCAGAAGGCAATGAAAATAAAGTGCTTTCCGGATTATCTTTATCTCCTCTCTCGTCAAGTTCTTTCGAATACACAACCAATTTTTGGATATAACGTATATCCTCTTCATTTTTCTTATCAAGGATATAACGAACAAGGCGGTTTTGTTCGTCATTAAAAAGCTGAACAAAACGTGCCTTGTCAAGTTTTATACCACCGTTGGTCATGTTTTCTTCAGCCTTCTGTAAGGCCCGGAGATAACAATCAACAATCTTCATAAATTATTCTTTTTTGTTAGCGTATTGATCAACATCGAAACCTTTCTCATCTTCCTTTTTCTTCTTGTCAGACTTAGTGCCTTCTATTTTTTTATGCTTGTTCTTTAAAGCGTTATACGCTTCCAGGACACGTGACTTAGTTTCTAACATCGACTTATTGGAAGCAAGAGCCATAGATGCAGAGATGGCGTCGGCGCCCAGGAGCTCGCCATTCAGATACAGTCCGTCGGTGTTGACGGTGACATCCAGCCCTTCGATCATTTCCTTGATCATACGATGGAATTTGATCACCTGCATTCCCTCAGAAGATTCATCATCAGACAAGAACCTTGAGCTTGCTTCTTTATACATGTCGACGTTCGTATTCTTGGCATCAATCCAATTAGTGAATATGTATTGAACCATGCTCTGATCAAGCTCTACGCTATATATGATGTCAAGATACAAAAGCAGATCGTAGATGCTTTTCCTTTCAGCCTCGGATCCTTTCAGTTTGTTCATGAACTCGTATAAAATATCGGCCTTGTCAATCTGACGTTGTTTCCTGATATCTACGGCCGTAGTCTTGTCTTCTACACAATAATAAGATTCGACATACATCGGATTACCGTCTTCCTCTTTAGGAGTAAGAGACTTGGATAAAATAGCTATATACAGCTCAAATAAATCACGAACGTCATTAGTGTAGAACAGACGACCATCATACAAGTCAATTCTGTAAGAATCCCAGAAATCGAAGTTCTTTTGATCCAGGTCCTCATTGACAGTTTCTTCAAACGGATACCGAATATTCTTAATACGCATATCCATTTCATTCTTCTTGTCTTCAAGTGAGTAACCTTTATAACATGCTGAATTGATGAAGAAACCGGTATCATACACCCTAAGATCCTTATCCCATCCACAACAAGATACTGTCTTGTTACCAGGGAAAGGAGTCTTGGAAATGCCTCTTTCCTGATATCCGGAAGGAGCTTCTTCATCCATCTTACCTGTTATAACATAAATAGAGTCGGAATATATCTTCATTCCTCCTACGGTAGCCAGCAGTTTCTTAGACTCATGGCTTTCTTCAAAAATCTTTTTTCCCATCTTTTTATATATCCTATGAAAACAAAATTTGCGGCCGGTTTTAAAGCCGACCGCAAGTTAATATTAAAAGTTATGATTACAAAGAGCTTGGTAACAATTCAATTGTTACGAACCGGCTGGTATCTTTTACCCAACAAGCCGATACAGAATGGCACCAGAATTGTTCTGACATACGAGGATGGCTGGATACAATTTCTTGAGCCGATACTCTGGATGACCATCTACCTTGTTCGTAACCCCACCACATAGAACCGATATCAGGCTTAACGTAGAATACGTTGCTGTTGATATTACCAATACGAGCTTCGGCTGAAGCAGGGATGCCGGCGAATGCATTGGAATATTCAGGAGCGGTCAAGTCTTCCATAATACATGAATATGATGTGATAGGAGTCATGCCGTCTACCAACTGGCTTCTATCTACCATATCAACGTAATCCAAAGAAGGTTCGTGTTCTACAATAACCTTACCAATACCCGGAATAGTAACACCCTTGATCTTTACAGTTCCTAATTCAAGAGCATCGTTTGATCCTGTTACCGGGTTATTGATGATACGTTCTGTACCCATAAGCGGAGCCAAAGCACCTAATTGAGAGAAGAACTCATCACGGAAGATTTCAACGATGTTCTTATAAGCCATAGCACCTACCTTGAATTTCATTACACGATTTTCAATCGGCATATCGCTACGACCACGGAAAATATAGTCGGCAGCAGCCAGGAAATGTTCACGCTTGATACCGCCCGGACGTGCATATGAGATAACGAAACCACGGCGAAGTTGATGATACAAACCTTCGTTTTTCATCAAAACACCATTATGACCCTTGACTCTACCTCCACGCATGAACATAAGTTCGTATGCTTCCATCTTAGCCAATTCAGCCAAGCAGAACAAAGACACCGTATTAGCCACACGTGCTGTACGCATATCAATGCTTCCGTCACCAAGACGAGAACCGATGATAGCATAACTTGCATCACCTCCTCTGATTTCAGAAAGCTGACGAACTTTCTGGTAAGCCTTGTCGATGAAATTCTGTGTACGTTCGTCCGCATAAGCCAAAGACTTAATACCAGCGTACATAGTCGTTTCACCTTCAACACCACGGTGTCCACCAAGCGTAAATTCACAAGTCATAGAACCGGCCTTAGAAGCACCTCCTACACCAGAGAACTGAGTAGAGAACTCACCAAGAACGTTTGTTACCTTCCAGTATTTAATACCGGCACGAAGCATGTCTTTCGGGAAGTATTTAGCACGAGAACGACCCCACAGCTTACACCAGTATCTCCAGTTTTCACCTTCTTGTTTAGGAGGACGCTCTGTAGAGATAAGAGCCTGGCAACCGTTAATCACATCGTAAGTAATAACATCTCCTTGTTTAAATTGTGCATTCAACACAATTTCGAAGAAGCTTTCATCAATACCAGGTTTTGCATATTTCAAAGACGTGTCTTCTACTGTAACCACCTCATACGTTTCTGATACCGGAAGATCATAACGGAATGAACCATTGATGCCATTTACGGTAATAGTAGCATCCTGTTTGATCATACCCATATACATAGGCAGAGGATAGTTTGTAATGTTAGAAAACAACTCAAGCATACCCAGATGGTTCTTATCCGGATCTTCGTAGTACCAATCTTCTAAAGAGCTAAGATCGTGTTCTACGATACTTTGCTTAACGACTTTAGCGTCGGTATATCCAATCACCGTGTCACCATTCATGGTGGCCGGGAAATTTTTTGTTAAAAGTACATTAGCCATGAACGAAAAAATGTTTTAATTTTTAATCTATACTGATTTCATCGAACTTCACACCTTGAACTTGATCACCTTTATCATCTACCGGAGCCACCCTCTTGTCTTTATTTGTATGGCTGATGAGCTTATAAATTTTCTTTTTCTCATCAACTACAGCTTGATTCGACTTCTGTTTTATGAACTCTCCTGGGTTCATAAGAAACATAATCAAATCTGGCGCTTCTTCCGGATTCATCATCATCTCCCTTACCCTATTAAATGCTTTGGTAATTCCGGGATTCGATTCAGAAGGTTTTAGGGCAAAATCAAGAGCTTTAGATACCATAGTGTCATTTAGCTGATACTTTGCCTGGATAGAAGACTTAAGGTCTTTCTTATACCTTCTAAAATCTTCTGCGTCCTTCGCCTTCTTTTCGGCAGCCTCTTTAGTACGTTGCTGGATAATATCATCCATTCTCTTATCAAGCTCAGCCTTGTACTTTATAGCCTTTGCTTCAACATACTCTTCACCTTTATTGATAATGCCTTTGAAAAACTCATCAGCTTCATCTTTAGGCAACCCAAGAAGATCAACATAATGGCGAACGATCTTTATCTGATCTGCTTTGTTTTCAATGTCAAGCTTTTCTATAGGAGCGACATTCGTATCATATTGCTTAAGAATATCAACGATATTCGCGCCGGCCTTATCAGCCTGGATAAGCTTCTTAGTAATATCAGAAACAGAGGTAACATCTATCTTATCCTTAACAATGTCCTCTTTCTGGCTTTCAAGGACTGTAGATAGTATGTCACACAACGAATCTTCTTTACTAAAATCAAGATCATTGATAGTAATCTCTTCGCCGTTTTCACCGCTAAACACCACATCTTTCAAATCGGGAATGATTCCTCTTGAAGAAAGGGCATCCAATACTTTTCTGTAATTGATAACCGGGGTCTCTACCTGATCCTGATTAACATCAACTACATTCTCTTCTCCTTTTTTATCCTCTTTAGGATCAGGAGTAGGATCAACAACCGGCTCTTCTTTAATTTGAGAACCTTCTTCTACAGGCTTCTCATCTTTTTTAGCCGGTTCATTACCATTAATAGGCAGAATATCTTCTTCCCTATTATAAACATTATCAACTGGACCGATACTAAAAATATCGTCCAATTCTACTATTCCATTTTTTTCTAATTTTCCCATACTGCAAAAATATTTAAATACCTATATTTCAGACAAAAAACTTATAAGTGTTTAATCTTCACTAAAAATTAAATATCCCCAAATTTTATTAGATATTTTCTAATGAAATTTGGGGATATTTAATCCTTAATTCTTATTGATTCCGGCTACATACCTTTTGGTGGCATCTTCCCTCGCTCGTTGAGCAAGCTCTTTGGATTTTAATTTTAACTCTTCCATTTTCATTCTCATTTCATCATCATGAAGTTTGGAATCGTTTTCGATCTTCTTATCCTCTATCCTTTCCTTGCTTTCTATATCAGCTTGCCTTACGGTCTGATCTGAAACAGAAGCCAGGAAATTGAGGGAGGTGGCGTCGCTCTTGGCGTCTGCCGCCCTGCCTGCCGCCTGGATCTTCTCTTGAAGTATCCTGTATTGACCTTTCTTGTCTTCTAAAGCAAGTTCATGCTGACGTTGCTTATCCTTCTCAGCAGCTTCAGCTTGTATCTGTTGCTGGTTAAGCTGCATCTGATTCTGTTGTTGCTGCTGCATCTGACGCTCGTTGTATGCGCGAGTATTCCTTGCATTCTGTATAAGTTCCACCATAGAGTCTGATGTGAAGATAGATGCAAGATCGTAAATATCGCCTCCGGCCGTATTTAGCTGCAACATGAAAGTCTTAAATTTCTCAAGCTCATCCCTTTTCTTGGAATTAGATAATGCCTGAACACCAAGATGCCTTAGACTAAGACCGTCGGTTCCTATAGATAAAAACGCCCTGGTAAGATCACTTTTTGTGTACATTACAGAAATATCCTTTCCTTCTTGCTGGCATTGTTGAGCGACAGCCAGATGAAGATCAAGAGCGCGTTTCTTGAAGTAACCGAAGTTATCAAAGTATATCTGTGTTTGTAACATAGATGCTGTAACGCCCTGCTGGACCCCAGTGGCAGTCTCATACCTGTTGGGGCCGTTAATTACTTGAGGCGTGATACCAACCATTTCAAAACACTTCATCCTCGACCATTCAGCAAGCTCCATCCTTGTTTTAAGCTGCTCTGTCTGCGACAAATCATAGACAGCAAACTGGTTGAAAGGAACACCACCTTTCGTGTTTTGAGATGAGGTATCTAATGTAATAGCACCTACAGACTTAGCTACATCAAGAAGGTTTGCCCATATATCAGCCACATCTTCACCCAAATCCTTATATTCACTTGGAACCAAATTAATATCCCCTAAGAAGAATTTACCGATCTCCTTTTCAAGAATATTGTTTATCTGGTTTATGGAGAAATTATAGAATATTTGATATGGCTGAATCCTGTTAGCCATAGAAGTACCGATATATCCGGCAACGGGTAGAACAAAGTCATAGATGTTGCTGTCCCCTTTTATCTGATGATCGATAGGTTCTCCATCCAGATACAGGTTGTCCTGAGCGAGAGCCCCGCCACTAATCTTAACCCCGTACCTTACCTGTGGAACGTAATCTACGAAATAGGTATTAATCTCCGGGTTCTCCATTCCCTTACTCATGGTCCTGGTAATTTTCTTAATACCATTTTCCTGTAAAAAGTCTTGAAGAAGCTCGTCGGTTACCATTTCGGTAGTTACTAATCCGGTTTCAGTTTGGTAGGTAATTACATACACCTGAGCCGGGGATACCCAATATGATTCAGTTACCTGATACAAATCACTACGAACATGCTCGTCACTCAAACTCTGGGCACGGTTATAATAATTACCATGCTCTAAATTTGGCATAAATCTGGTTCTGTGATATTCGTTGCCATTACTATCGTATCCGGTATATGTGCCAGCTGGAATACCGTAATAATCCTCATAAGCTTTTATAGAAGCATAATCATTATATCCTTTCCAAGGTATTACCTTATTCTGATATAACATCCCTACACTCGCCGATTTGGATAAACTTACATAGCTTCCATTATCACCATTATAATAAGTGCCATTGAAATTATCAGCACCTCCTATAAGCTTTTGCTTGTCTTTTGCCGTAAGAAGATGCCCCCACCTTACTATAATATCATTGGCAGTATAATAATGAACACGACCAATATAATCCCCATATTGAGGATACTTGCTATCTAATGTCTTAGAATAAAACGTATTCAACGGAGACCATCTTTCCGGCTTATAATAGTCGTATCCTACATGGTAATTTCTAAAGCAACGACCAGTAAGAAGATAGTCAATGAAATTCTCGGTGTCTATCTCATCCATGTAAAAACGCCCCCTGTCCGCCTCAAGCGTATGAGAACCCCATATAACCTCGGCAGTCTTCCATTTTGTATTCATGAAATTCTCTATCTCAGGAGGGGTCATAGATGCTTTCACCTCTTGTATCTGTTGAGCATAAGCCTGCTTTTCTTCTTCGCTTGCAAAATTATTATAATCCGGATCCAATCCCCTATTTAACAATTCTTGCCTAATCCTTCTGTCCAATTCCTCTCTAATGTAATTATAAAGAAGATTTTCCTTCGTGGCAGAATACTGATTCACTTCAGATTCGTCCAATCCAACTACATTATACTTGTCAGAAAGGTTGCCCAACCATCCTACAAAAGCGTTTACGATCGTACCTATTATATCATAATGACGTAAGAATGATGGAATATTTACATTGTCCCTTATAGACTGAACATCCTTAAGATAAGGAATTACATCTTTCAGTTCCATAAATGACAGCTTGCCTTCCATCATCCTATAAAAATCCTTGAACTTTTGGTTCTCATCAAGCTGCTTCAAACCAATCAATTCAAGAGAATCCATAGTGGCTTTAAACCACTCCTTGGTTTTTCTCTTGGTAGGTATAGCCTGCACCGGCAAACCTGAAAATACTCCTCTGGCCGGAAAAGCCTGATCTCTGTTAAAATACTCCATGAGCTATATGTTTTTTCACAAAGATAGGTAAATTGTTCTACCTATCTCATTTTGTAGGGGTTATGTCTTCTTACCGTAAATCCTTTGACCTGTTCCATCTTTTTACGTTCTCTCTTCTTTTGATTCTCCTTCTGAGTCGTACTTTCAGGCATGTAACCCATATCATCATAATACTTAGCCAGAAGAAGAGCGTGGCCGAAGGCTATGATACGGTCGGTGTTGGCCCCAGGGCCGAAGGCTACGATCTCATCAAGAAGTTCTATATCAGGGATACGGTAAATACCTTTCTGTGTTATTTCATTACCATCATCATCATACCCAACAACAACATCCTCCCAACAATATTGAATAACGGTATTGAAAAGCATACGCTGATTGGGAACCGTAGGAGCCAAACCGAGCTTGTTGTTCTGACGGGCGCCGGCACGGATAATCTTACCGGCAAGACGTTCGCCATCTTCCAGTAACATAAGCTGCTTATTTCGTCTCGTAAGATAAAATTCATACATTCGGTCGGCATTCTCCATAAGACACTTAGCTCCATATGCCTCTTGAAGTATTTCACAATTCCTACAAAAATCATCGGAAGATGGAGGACGTGATGCGTATGATGCTACTATGCAATAAGCAAATGGATCGTTGATTTTTACATACCTTTTAAGTACATAAAACGAACCAACAGAATCAGTATCAGCCTTGTCAGATTTATATGGGTCGAGCGATGAGACATAAGTGTAATCAAAAACACCTCCTTCTTCTGGTGGATCCTCATATATAACAACAGGAGAATCTATGTTACCACCTTGAAACGGATAATCAGCAAGCTGCTTATCACTAAAATTATACCCCATTTTCATGCCGTCTATCTGATAAATATCCACTGTTTTACCAGGCCTACCTTCTTCAAGAAGACGGCTTTTGTGCTTCAACGCATCTTCTACAGGGAACCTATTTACGTTCGTATTAAGGAAACAATCATCTATAGACAAAGGGAATGCCATTCGTTCCTGGACGTATAAAGCTCTATCCTTTTTGACAAGTTCGTCAAGACGAGATTTTATCTTCTTAGTATTATCATCAAATTTTGATACCTGAATATCTATTTTCTTAAGACCTGTAGCTTTCTCTATTCCAAGGTACTTATCTAAGGTTGTTGTTTCCTTATCATAAGCATGAGACATCTGAGCAGGAACAAAACAACCGGATTGACTAATACGCCAAGTTGGTTTTAAACAACGTTTATTAAGCATATCATAATTCATGACAATAAACCCGTATTCAGCAGGGTTATTCATCACTTTTTGAGCATCTTGAGACTTTTCAACGTTGCCGCCCGTACCGGAGCATATCATCATCCCCCTCATTCTACCGTGCATCATATGGGCAGGACGACCTTGTAAGTATGCTGCTAAAAATGGAAATTTACCTACCTCATCATAAATAGATGTATATGGTGTTCCAGATGCGGTCTTAAGAGAGGCACCGGCTTTACCGCTATCAATATTGGTAATACGAATACGAGCGTGAACGTCACGAATATTGTTCACCGTCTTAGTACCCATAATAACCTCTTTAAACCAATCATTACCTGTTCTATTTATTCTTAGATAAGGATGTATATTATCAAGACCAAACTCAAGATACTCACCAAGACTCATAAGGTCCTCCTTACTTGACCCAATAACATTATGCGTCAAATTGTACGTCATTGTAGCATTACGAGCCAAAAACGAGCTCATTATGGCCGTATTATGAGTAACGATGTAATTGGTGGTCAAAAATAAAAGAGAGTCATTATCAACGGTTATACAAGTGGCATGCTCCTTTCCGTATATTGATATGGATCTTATTTTTAATTCCTTACGATTCCTTGATAGTATAAGTTTATTTCCCTCCAATTTAGCATACCAACCTGAAGCCCAAAACATACGTTGTACAAAATTTATGACATCCATGTCAATATGAGACAACGTAAGCTCTTCTTCTCCGGTTACTACGTTTCTGAAAGAACGAATGAAGTTTTCTATAAAATCTTTCTTTTGATCTATGGACGATCTTAGAAATTTCTTACAAATGTATTTATCGAAAAACATATCCCCACTATAGCCACCGAGATAAGCCGCCAGCATCGAGGCGTAGGCCGACGGCGGAACCGGCAGCTTTGCCGTAGGGTAGTTCAGGGCCTCACCTACTGGAATAGACATACTCTTATAATCTAATCCAGCTATGGATCTAAGACTCCTAACATGCCATTTTCCGCCATGATTGACACGCCATTGATGATTACCGCAACAAATAACGTTACGACCGTCTTCAAATACAACTCTGTAGGTAGTTACTTTTCCTTGAGGATAGACACCTACGACTTCTACCAAATTACCTTTATCGTCATATATCTTATCCCCTACAACGATATTTCCTATCATCTTTTCCCGGTCCTCAAGATAAAGTATCTCAGAGTCAAGAAGGGCTTTTCCAAAACGACGGCACCCGAACATGAATATTCCTTTATTCTCTTCTTCCGCCTGCTTTAGAAATTCGGCAAACATCCATTCATTATCACGAAGCTGAGAATTTCCAGGAATACGATCATCTCCTACGTCAATCATCATCTTCCAGAAATTGATATGCCAATATAGCCAAGGATGGATAAATACACCATTTATGGTAACACCGTTAAGGAGTTTCATAGCCTCATTCTCCCAGAATTGCTTGACATCATCGTCTTGCTCTTCATAAGAATAAAGGTCATTCCATAACGGAATATCGTTACCCATATTTATATAAAGTTCTTTACTATCAAAATTCATAACAAAACTACTTACCGAACTTGTTCTTAGCTTCATTCTTCACAAAAGACTGAATACCTGATACTGTTTGTCCTCCTTTTAGGCTTTTCTTATTTTTGGCAGCCTCAAGCTGATTATAGACATCCATTATCCCACACATCTTAATATAAGATTCAGTCCATTGCATTAAGCTATCAGACAAGCTTTTTTGAAACCTAAATTCTTTCTCTCTCTTATCGGAATCTTCTATTTTATCCCAAGGATTTTCAGATAGATAACGTTCAGCCTTATCTATCTGATCCCTTAGCACAAGGAGTTTTCGATCTACGTAAGAGACATCATCGTTAGTCGGCTTTCTTACCTTCATTATTCACTATTTTTAAAAAATACTCATACTGAGACTTAAGCATATTAAACCTGTCTTCAAGAGAAGATGGATCAACACGATACTTGCACATGTTTTTTATTCCTTCCTCAACAGATTCTTCCTTGAACATAACAGAATCAGTATTATTGTCAACGTACATAATAAAATCTGATTCTCCGTCGTTTACTATCCTGTCAAGAACCTTCTTGCTGTCATCATCTATATTAAGATCATGACCGGCGTTAATAGATAACCTGTAGACGGTCTTGACAGAGGAAGATACTTTCATTATCTCTTGTTGATACAAGTTGGTCATAAACGACTTTTCCTCCAAATCAATAAAGTCTTCTAACTCTATGTTGTTTTCCTCATCCTTCTTCCTAATAATATCCTTAGTTAGATCTTCCATCTCCTCTCCCACCTTATCTTGCGCAGACAGTAGATGGTTGTAATAAGAAATAAGATGCTTTATATCTGAATCAAAATCAATCTTCTTCATTGTCAATAACCTTTCTATCATGAATAATAACGTCCATCAACTCCATTGATAAATTATAATCAGCCACTTCAAAAAGCTCGCTGTCTGTCAACGTCCTTAAAAAAGAAACAGACAATCCTCTTTTCTTTGCAAAAGATCTAAGTACGGCATAGAGAATATCTCCGGCAGAATAATCGGGGAGATCGTCACAAGATGCCTGCAACATAGAAAATAAGGACTTCCTTTTATCCTCGCATTGTAAATGCCTTGCTTTACCACATCCACCCATAACTTAACTTTTTTGAATTATAGTACCTTCAAAATTAAACGGAATCGATTCCTCTTTTTGAGACCCATCTTTTTGATAGTGAACAGTCATGTGCTTTACGAATCTTCCTATTCCAAATCCTGCTGTATGTATCTCTATATTGAACTTAAAGTGACGTGAGTCAATGATATTCAAATTAGATGACGTACAACCACAAGATGTCTCTGATGCTGTTATCTTCATATCATGCTTCGACTCAAGAACGAATGAAAACCTTATACTATTTCCTTTTTCTACTGGTTCGAAAATGATTTCAAATGATTTACCGTCTTTAGAGAGGTCAATATTGTATTGCTTGTCATCTGTAGAAATAACATTAAATTCATCAGAATCCATTGTAATAAGTTCTAACCTGTTCCATCTTGACTTCTCATCATAAAAATCAATAGAATACTGACGATCCATCCACGAAGGACGGGGAAGCCCCTCCCCAAGCGCACACTCCTCTGTCTTGCTCCAGGCCTTTTGCTTGATGAAGCACGTACATACCGAACAACGATTTTTACCTATTTTCTTGCTTACATACAAAGAAAGAGGCAACATAGAGTTAGGAACGTTCTTGGTGTTGAATTTACATCCTTCACACTTTTCAAGACGTTCTTTGTACCAATCAGGATAATCTTCTTTTTTTCTTGGAAGTTTTTTTAATATCGTATCCATAAAAGCATCGTATATAACTTCCGCTTGCAAAATCTTTTTCACGTTATTAAAATTTTAAATTTTATTAATTAAATTCACATTCGTATTACAAAATGCTTACTCTAACAGGGTTAAACGCAAACCCACTATCGATTATCTTACTTACATAAAAATCACCGAATACTTTCCTACCTATCCCTATTGCTCCGTTGATATCAGCATTTAACAACTTACCAATAGAGCTTTGGAATAATCCACGTTTCTTTCTTTTGCCTAAGTAAACATCATGCTTCCCTAATTTCTCAAAAGCTAAATGGTCAACTTTTGATGTATAGGATCCTTCATTAATTTGAAAGCTGATTCCAACCAACTTACATTTATAGGATATTTTATCTATAAGTCTTGAAAAAGGTATCTCGACAAACTTTTGATTAGTCTTCTTACCAAGATTAATCTCTTGCTTCCATCCTTTATTCAATCCTATTACAATACTACCAATATTGTTATTAATACAATAGTTGACAATATATCGACTAACCTTATGGATATAATCTTCTATCCAAAAATTCCTATAATTGTTTAGTTGTCTAAGTCTTTTAGAAGTCCCTACGTCTCCAACATAAGACATTAGCTTAGCTTTATTCTTATTGTACCATTGATTAAATGATTTCATAATCCGTCCGTTTACAATGAAAGGAATTAATCCTACATTGCTAATACATGAACATAAATTATTCAATCCTAAATCAATCGAAAGAACATTATCCTTATTAAGATTAAGTTCCTGTTCTTTCTTTTCATAAATTACTTCTATCAAATAGCATGTAGCCTGTGGTATGATTCTAACCTGACATAGCTTACTATCTCCTATTTTAGTCTTAATTGGATGAATTATGTTTTTAACGAAATGAATATATCCATCTTTGATCCTACAAGAATTTGTTGTAAACACAACCATGTTCTGTTTCTTACCCTTCTTATATGAAGGTATGTGAGGTCTATGATTACCATATTTAGAAGGATTCTTATCGAAATCTTTCTTGAGTTTTACCCAAGATCTTATACTTTTAAAAACTTGACCAACTACTTGCTGAGATAAATCGGTAGGCAGATTCCTGAAATCAAACTGATTTTCTCTTCCTAACTTAGTCGAAAATTCATATTCTTTCAAATAGTTACCAGAGAAAATACCTTGTCTGACGCTGTAAAGGACATAATTATACAACAAGCCGGATTTGAAGCAAATATCCTCAAACCGGTTATCCCTTACAATATGTCTTTCAACTAATCTCATTTAAATATATTACACCACAAATGTAGACATTGTGTATAAAATAAAAAAAAATATTTATCTGTTAAATTCCTGTTCTTGAATATTTTGTATTTCACTAAAACTATGACCCTTACGAGATTTAAAGATAGATAATTTGTTGTGTTTTATCAACATATCCCCACTTTTTATCTCACCTGAGTCATAAGCATCCTTTATCATCCTTATCTTAATATCAAGGCACTGAAGTTCTTTTTCCTGATACTTAGATAATTTTTCTACCTTGGATTTAAGACGCTCAAGATTGTGTTTGCGCCTCTCCATCTCATGAAGGTTACAAACCATATCGCCTACATAAGGGAACGATACAGACACGTTATCTGTGTACGTACATAAGTTATTGGCATAAGAAATACTGGCTCTGAAAACGTCACGTATTTGGTTTCGGTCGTAAACGCCCCCGGTCTTATCCATCACATCATCTATAATATGTGACTCAAATGATATAGGGAAATCATTCTTCGGCATCGGCTTCAAAAGTTTTCTTTCTGTAAAATAAAGAAACCAACGCACATTGATCTCTTGAACCCTCCAATACAAAAAGACGGCGCATGTTCTCTATATCCGGGCACAAACACCTTGTCCTGTAATTCCCTTCACGGTCAATCAAAATACCACGTTTCTTCATCTCCGTATCCAAAACCGATACATATTGAAGATCGGTACTGAAACAATGAGAAAACTTCTTCTTCGTCTCATACGAATATCCAAACACAAAATAATAGGCAAGAAGATTTAAGTGCCTCGCATCTATGACATTCTTCTCATTGCCGGAAGCCATTAGGTATCCGTTATAAAACAGAAGTATCTTCTTCGCCATATCTACCGTATTGGAATAAGGTACTAAAAGCCTATAAGCTCTATTACTAACATCTTTATTATCACTTTCTTTCATGAGATTATCGTTTTGATACAAAGATAAGGATTAAGGATTTATAAATTTAAAATTAACGTATTTTATGACAATGGATTCAGGATTTATCCCGATATTTGCACTGTAGCATTAAAAAAATAAGTTCTTATTGTTTGATTCTTGAATTTTTATTTATATATTTGTAGCATGTTACAGATATAAATATGAATTCAAATCAAAAATAAGAATATAAAATATTAATTGTCTTATTGTTGATTTGAAACTCTTTTTTTATCTGTAACGGGATTTTGGAGATTATCTGCAAAAAGACACAAATCGGATGGATATCCCCAAAAATCCATCCGATTTTTTTTTGTTACAGATTATGAAGCTACAATTAGGTAGAAATATTAACATAAGTCTTAGACTTTTGGAGCAGTGGTCATCAGATTCGCTGTTCATGGAATTGTATGCTTTATACTGTATGATAAAAATCTCCCGCCGGGATTCGAGAATAAGATTCAAAAACCAGAAAGATCTTCTTCATAAACTTGGAATCGGGTATTCGAAGTTCAAGAACATGACAGGACATCCGATGTTTGACGAACTGTTCCGTATGACGGATAGTACGTTCGTTGCAAGAAGGTATCGTGTTAATGGCGTACAACTTACTCTCGGATGTGGTAAAGTGAATCTTCCAAAGAATAGGATTTTAATTAAGATAAAGAAAAATGAAATAACAAACCATGAAAAAGTCCTTGACAGGATAAGAGAGGCGATGTTTGTTAATTTAGTCAGAAACAATGAGTCTGTACTGAACAGTGGAGAGACAAACTCTCAGGCGGAAGTCGTAGACGGAAGCCACTCGTATTATGGATTAATTGATTCGACGATAAGTAACAAAACAATTGCCTTGTACTTGAATGTAGGACTAACAAAAGCGAAAGAGATTGTCGGTATGGCGATAAAAGACAAGCTCGTAAAAAGGTTCGAAAACGTACAATTTATAACATACGTAGATAATCCTCGTGCTTACATTGAAGCAAACGAACATAACTACCCAATAGGTAAGCTGATTCCGGTATATAGGCACGGAGCCGTTTTCTGGCAAATAGCAAATACCTGGACCTTGTACAAAAAAGGAGCAACAAACAGATGGTATTTTGGAGAAAAGGATATAGAGAAAGGAGAAAAAGAAAAAGTGAGTAAGAAAGACGATTTCAATTTCTTCTTAAAAGACAATACTCATATCCTACGTTTCCTGAATGCAGAGGAAGTTGTTTCCGAAGATGGCGAAATCCTTGGCATAGATCGTAAAAAGACAAAAGAAGAAGAAGCAAGGTCATTGGCTTCTTCTATGGCTAAAGAAGCGCACAAAGACTTCTGGGACGGATATGAGCGAAGTACACAAAACCAGATTATAAGAAAGTACTATCGCGCTATCATAGCAGAAGATAAGAAGCGAAGAATGGACATGTTCTTAAACCGTCTTAAACAATCATACGACAAGGTTAGTGGATGGAGCAAGGAGAAAGTAGCCACAGTAAAGGCAGGCATGGCTGATGCGGAAGCCTGCTGTGCTGAGGTGGGGACGTCCGTTGCCGGGGTCTGTGGTAGGGTAAGTAGGAGAATGAAATCCTATAACAATACCGATCCTGACAAAAAGGCAGGTTTTAATGAGGTACGGGATATGTATGCTGAGTTCGCCGGCGAGATGGCTAAAGCGGTTGGTTCGGTAAGCGAAGACATCTATATGTATGTTAAGGCAGAACAGTTTAAGGAAAAGATAGAGAATATGGATATATCTATCCAATCATTACCTAATTACAATACAACAGTAGGTAATGATAAAGAATTAGATGGTGAATCTGTATTCAAGGATATACCATTTGAAGAACTATCATTCTATAATGATACCTATCTTTATCCTTCATCTCAGTATTCATCATTGTAATGTTTGGTACTTGAGAGAGGGTCTGTTCTTAGTGGTCGCCGACAGAGCCGAAAAACGATAATCTCGTAGAACATCGACGGAAACACCCGTTAGCCACCACTATGCCATAACCATATCTATACGAAACCATATTTCTGTCTGATTCAAAACTACTTATCCAACTTATTATTTCTTTTTAATTCTAATTAATTCATTTTATATTTTATGTTTTATCTTGTTTTCGTACTTTTGTTTTGTAGAACAAAATCAGAAAAAAGATGGCTATAAGTTACGACAAAAAAATCATGGAGTGCGTTCTTCGTTCAGTTATGTCCGAAGGTAATGTCGCACAAGGAAAAGCTATTAAGTCTATTTGTAAGTCACCAAAACCGCTGTTTATAACCGGTAAAGGAGGAAGTGGAAAAACAACGTTCCTTAAGCGTATTATACCGGCATTAAAAAATGCGGTTGTTGTAGCTCCTACAGGTGTTGCTGCTGTTAATGCAGGTGGTCAAACCATTCATTCATTTTTTAGAATAGGAATGCAGCCGTATATACCTGAAATACGAAAAGGTGCGTTTATGGATAACTGCGAATATAAATTCAACGGAGGTTCGGAAAAGATTCTACAGAATATAAAGTATCTTATCATAGACGAGATTTCTATGGTTCGCCCTGATCTTCTTGACAACGTGGCTGATATACTTCGTCATGCAAGAGGAGACAAGGATCCGTTTGGCGGCGTGAAACTTATTATGGTAGGCGACCTGTTTCAGCTTCCTCCTGTGATTAAAGAGGATTTTTTTAGAGAAATATACGATACATCTTATTTCTTTAGCTCCAAGTCTCTAATGGCTTCTGGTATGGAAATGGTGTCTTTTGAAAAAATATATCGTCAGAAAGATGAGAAGTTTATTAGTGTCCTTAATAAGGTGCGTGAAGGGCAGATGGATGATGATGTATTTGATACAATAAACAGCAGATGTATTCAGTCTGATAATAATCAAGGATATGTTGAGATTGTAACTACCAACTCAAAAGCTACGGCTATTAACGAAATGAGAATATCATCGTTACCAGGCTCTTTAAGAAAATTAGAAGCTGTTATAAACGGCGATTATCCTAAAGATGCTCCGGTTGAAAAAACTCTTTTCTTGAAAGAAGGATCAAGAGTTATGATAACAAGAAACGGAGGAGAGTACTTCAATGGCTCTCTTGGTACTGTATTATCTATAAAAAAGGGGGAGATTGAAGTAGTCCTTGATAAACCAAAAGATGATGAGCATACTAAGGTTGTTATAACACCATGTTCGTTTGAGAAAGTAAAATATGTAAGAAACGGATATAAGATAGAATCTGAAGTAGTAGGAGCTATTATTCAGTATCCTATAAAAATAGGTTATTCTATCACGATCCATAAAGCCCAAGGCCTGACATTGGATGCGGCTATGATGGACGTATCTAATTCTTTTGAAACAGGACAGCTATATACGGCTCTTTCAAGAGTAAAGTCTCTTGATGGATTATATCTTCGTCAACCTATTCCTAAGACGGTAAAAACCAGCGATCAGGTGGTGATAAACTTCTATAAAAGGACTCTTGGTAATGGAGGTATTGTGAAACCGGTTCCAATGGAAGAGCTTGAAAAGTCAATGATTAATTTGTCAACCGGATCTGAAATAGATTTTGCAGAGTTTAATTTATAAAAAATATAGTTATGAAATTTGGAGAAGCTTTAGAAGAAGTAAAAAAAAGGTGCGTTGATTGCACGTGCCGGATGGAATGGTAAAGGTATGTTCGTATTCCAGCGCCCGGAAGATTGGTTGTCTACTGATATGATAGTTAATAAAGTAAAGTCATTGCCGGATTCGTTTAAAAAATACGTAAACGATTATTATGACGTAACTGAAACCAACATGATTAAATTTTGCGCTTATCTGTGCATGAAAGATGCTAACGATAATATCGTAAACGGATGGTTGGCTTCGCAATCAGATATGTTGGCTGATGACTGGATGGTGGTTGGTTAAGATAACTTAGTTTATCACCGCTTTATTTTTTATAAATCAATAAATTATTCACTTTTAAAAATTACAGTTATGAAAACAAAAGAAGAAAAACAAAAGAAGTTTGTGACAGAATTTGATATAAATGGAGAAAAGTATGGTGGATATATTTATGCTACAACTTTTTCCGAAGCTGAAGATTTTGTTAGACAAAGAAAAGCAACAGAGAAAGTTGTAGGTGGTCCGTGTTTAGAACAAGAAGAAATTAATCGTCTTTATAACCATTCCTCTTAGAATTTTTAATGATTCTTGTTTGTTGGCATAACCTTGAGATGGTGATACTATAGTATATAAGTACCTAATAAGAATATGGCAAGAGTAGATAAAATATTTCAAGACAATTTGGCTCTTATAATGAGCCAGCCGTGGGAAGAGGTAAAGCGTCCGGTCTACGGTGACGGGACAGGCGTCAAGGTGAAGCGTATCCTGCAAGTATGTAACCAGTACGATCTTCGTCGGGAATTTCCTCTTGGTTCACTTAGACCTACTAATCTTAAAAATTCCATAAAAGAAATATTGTGGATTTGGCAAAAAAGATCGGTAGACGTCAAAGATCTTGGTCTTCATATCTGGGATCAGTGGGCTGATGATAATGGAAAGATCGAAGGATGTTATGGAGATATGGTGAACAGACATGTTTATATGGGAACCGGAAAAGCTCCAGAGGGTATGACAGATATCCATGATGGTCTTTACGGTTTTCTTAACCAAACAGACTTCATTCTTTGGTCACTCAAGAATGATCGTTCGTCAAGAAGAATAGTAGCATCCATGTTCGATCCTGAAACCAATAGTCTTAAGCCTCTTCAAGAATGTGCGTTTCAGATCAATTTATCTGTTAAAAGAGATGAGTTGTATATGACGCTTTATCAGCGCAGCCAGGATATGATTACAGCTTCTTGCTGGAATGTAGCTCAATATGCGGCGTTGATGATGATGTTCGCTCATGACGCCGGGTTAAGGCCCGCAGTTTTCACTCATTTTATACAAGATATGCATGTGTATGACCGTCACGAAGAACAGGCAAATGAGCTCCTTCGTCGATCTCTATTCGGCCCGGTTCCACAGGTTACTATCTCGTCTCGTATGGAAGGGAAAGGGTTTTATGATTTTGTAGCTGATGATTTTGAGGTATGGAATTATGAACCGAAGGAGCAAATAAAATTTGAGGTTGCAAAATGAAAATAAGCACAGATAGAAGGGCTAAGATGGTTCCTATCATGGAAATAAATGCCGGTGATGAAGTCAACGTAGGAGGCTTTGATTATGTTGTTGAAAGCATAACCCCATGTAGGAAAGGATCTTATTCAGATGCGTATGGAATTAGGTTGGTCATGTCTTCTTACAAACATGGCCAACTTGTAAGAAAAGTAGATAGTGTTTTTTCTATCGATTCTATTTTAGTATTTCTCCCTAAAGGAGATTCTGTTGTAGTAGAGTGCTCTTATAGAGAACTTGAAGAATGTTTCCCTAAAATATAGTACAATGACAGGCGAAGAAAAATGTAACCGATGCGAGCAGTTTGGACCGAACGGTCTCACTGATTATCCATGCAAAAGGATTCCATCAAGGAACTGTCCTTGGTTTATAAAAATATCGGATAAGAAATACAAAAAGATTCTTGCCGATAGGATGAAAAGAATTAAGGAGAATGAGAAACTTAAGCAAGAGATGATGAAAGATCAGGATCTTGTTGAAGAAGTAAAACAAAATACAAAAAGGTTAATGCAATGAAAAAGAAAAATATAAAACCAGAAGAAGTGGAAGTCGTTATTCCTAAAGAAGTAGAAGCTATTAACATATGTGGGGATATCAATAGTTTTATAAAACATATTATATATGTTAGCTTGGATAAGGTAAGTAGTGATAAGGCGTTTGTCAATAATGATGTTCTGTATATGGTTACATACGCATCTATAAAAGGTGAAAATATACCTGTTGGGGTATTAGCAAAACAAAAAGAAGCTGAAACAGAAGATATCGCTATGCCGTTTGAGGATATTGGAAGGGATGTAAATGTTGTGTATCCTATTGAAATAGGAAAGATGTTTAAAGGATTTTACATTCTTAGTAATGGTGCTGTGGCTATTGATTACGAACTTACAGACAATGGAGGCTTTGAAAATGACGATAGCATTGGTAAAATCGACATGAATCTAAATTGATATATTATGGTATTATATATAGCAGCAGATCCTGGAAAAGACGGAGCTATAGCCTGCATCGATCAAGACAGCAAACTAATATCAAGAATATCCACTCCGAGAATATCAGCTTCAGGGCCGGTAGACTTGACTAAAGAATATGTTTTTTGTCGGGATACGATTGTAGAAAACAATCCTGATAGGGTAGTGTTCGTCATAGAGGACGTCCACGCCCTGTACGGGGTCAGCACGTCCTCTACAGCCTCTCTCATGGAGAACAAAGGTCAACTGCATGGGCTGTTCCTCTCCCTCTGCATGGCATTTACGGACATAAGTTGTTCCGTTAATTTCATAGCCCCTAAAACATGGCAGAAATTAGTTTGGACGCATTCTGATAAGGTTATGGAAGCCAGTAAGGTAAATACTAAGAAAACGTCATTGGCTTGCGCTAAAAGGCTGTGGCCGACAGATACGTTCGTTAAAAACGAAAGATGTAAGACGGCCCATGACGGTATAGTTGACGCGATGCTTATAGCAGAAGCAGCAAGAAGAAGTATTTAATCTATTTTAAATCATTTTAAATCCAATTAATTCGTAATTAGATTTTAAAATAATACATTTGCAGTGTTAGATAGTCATAATCGTAAGTTTTAAAAAATGAAAGTAAGAGTTCCTGGCATACTAATGAATGAGAAACTTTCAAACATTTCAAAGATGTTTGATAAGGTTCTAAAGGATTGTGTCACATCGAATATAAAAATTACTTTATATTTTGATCATATCCGGATACAAGCCATGAACGAACGTATAACATATACGGATGATATTTTCGATGTGAATACTGATATTTCTTGTGACCAGAAGTTTTCTCTTTTAGTAGATGCCGGGACTCTTATTTCGTTTTTTAAAAATCATAACCGGGATATAGAGATAGAGATTAAAAATGATTACAGTATCGTTTTTAAATACGATAGAGGATCTTTTTCTTCTACTTGGATTGAGGATAAGGCTTTCCCTGATTTCTTTTATCCTGTAGGTGACGGTATTCGTGTTATGAGTTCGTCTTTCATTCAGTCTATGAAAAGATCTTTTGCGTTTGTTGGATCGGATGAATTTAGACCGGCTATATGCTCGATTCTTCTTAATGTGAAGAAGGACTATATTGACATTGTTTCTACTGATATGTTCCGTCTGTTTATAAACAGGAAAGAGTATGCTAATTCAGTAGAAGAAAGGTCGATTATGCTAAGCGAGGTCGCGGCTTCCATCTTATACCGCTTTCTATCTGATAAAGATACGGAGATCAGTATTTCTACAGATGGAGTTAGGACGTTCTTATGCTTTGATAATGTAATTATATCGGATATGAACGTAGAACAACAGTATCCTAACTACGAATACGTATGTAGCAAATTCGAAAAATCGTCGAGAGTTAAGTTTGACCGGGATTTACTTATATCGGTTCTTAATTCCATGACTTTGGTGGATAATGTTGTTAATGTCAAGGTAGATGAAGAAAACGGCATAACGGTAATGTCTGAGGATTTTGGAAATAGAAAAAAGATAATGGAATCAATGCCTTTGAATGCGCTCGAAGGTCCGTGTTTTAATTTTTCTATCGGTAAGGAAAATATACTGTCTTCCGTAAAATCACTTATAAAAGGAGATACTGTCATGGATTGGTCTGATCAGTATAAGATGATAAAGATGTTCAATCCTAAATACGAATCAACATACGTCTTAAATCAAACATTGTATAATCTATAAACAATTAATAATATGGCTTTTAGAGAAAACAGAAGTTTTGGTACAACTTATTATTTGTATATTAATTCAGATGGTAACTTGTATGAAAAAAGTAACGAACCAAAAGAAGGTTTTGTTCAACACATAAATCCTAATAGCGGTCAGCCGGCAGGATATTGGAAAGAGTATTATAATGGAGTAGTTGGGTACATCAACTACATCGGGTTAAAGTCAAGTACTTTCTCTAATGGAAATACTGTTACTAATTTCCTTATCGTATTAAAAGATTACGAGCTTAATGAAAACTATTGTATTTCCATACCTCTCGTCAATCAAAAAGGAAATATCAAGGGCTTTGTTAAGAGCTTCGTAAAATACTACGAAAACATCGATTTTAGTCGTGAAATTTATTTCAATGTCTTTAAGAAGAAGAAAGATGACGAGTTTGGATCTTCGGAGCTTATTATCGCATATGCCGGAGTAGACGGAGAAAAAGATCAGCTTGTTGAACGTTTTTATAAAAAAGGCGTAAATGGTTGGCCTGACCCTGTTGAAGTTACAGGATTTGATGGCAAGAAAAGCCTCGATTATTCAGCTCAAAACAACTTTACTTATCAGAAGATTACGGAATATTCAAACAGATTCAATGCTTCTATTAAAGATGTCAGAGCAGGTATAATGGCTAAATTAGGTTTAGGAGGAAATACTCAGCAAGAGCCTACAGCTCCTCGGACTTATCCCCAGCAGGCGGCTGCTCCTCAACAGGTTCAACAACCTCAGTCTGTTCCGAGTGCTATTCCGTATCAGAATTACCAACAGCCAGCACAGTATCAGGCACCGGCTCAGCCTGCTGCACCTGCCCCGGCACCTACTACAAGGAGCACCAAGCCTCAGCATCAGACGCATCCACAGCCGCAAGCACAGATGCCGAACTTCCCTCCTATGGAAGAAGAAGACCTTCCATTTTAATATAAACATCAGCCCAGGAGAATAACATCTCTTGGGCTTTTAAAGATTGTGTAGAATGATGGTAGAAATAGTTACAAGATTTCCCCTTATTAAACTTCGTAGGAAAGTGACAGAAGAAAGGATTATGGCGAAGCATGGGGATAAATTATGTATGATCTACTCAGAAACCAGAGAAAAATATAAGCAAGGAGATGAGTGGGTCGATGATCCTAATGATGCAGACATAAGTACTTTTCGTGAGTGTTATGAATCAACGAAGGATATAAAAAAAGAAGGTATTGTTTATTGTACTATAAAAATATGATCATGGACAAGTTAGAAGATATTGAAAGACTTCTTTATGAAAAAGAAGATAGCAAGAAGGATACTGTTTCTGAAAAGAACAACAAACATAAAAAAGAAGATAAGGTCGTTAATAAAATACCTGAATCGTATTTGACTCCAGGGTATCAGAAGACTGTTCAGGTAGGTATTAAGAAGATGTATCCTGATGTCGTTGCACCTGAATACAAACATGATGGTGATGCATGTTGTGATATTCGTGCATATAGAGTGGTGAAGATGGTGAATGACATGGGAGTGGAAATAGATGTTCCTTCCGATTTTGAATCAATCACCTTATATCAAGGTTATTCTGTTAGAATCGGAACCGGCTTCAAGTTGAATATCCCAGAAGGATGGTGCGTGAATGTAGAAGGAAGATCAGGATTCTCTTTTGACGAGGGAGTGGTAGTTACTAACGCACCCGGTAAATGCGAATTTACCTACAAAGGAGAGTATATGGTTAATCTTACTAAAGTCAATAAAAAACCGACCGTAATCCATAAAAACGATCGAATAGCTCAGATGGAAATCGTTCCTCAATACAAAATGGTATTGGAAGAGGTGACAGATATTGAGGTAGAAGACGGAAATGAACGTGGAGAAAAAGGTCTTGGTAGTTCCGGAGTTAATTAATATTTAAATATTTTGAAAATGAGCATGTTAGGTTTTACATTTATCACAGACAGCAAGCTGTCAATGTACAGGGAGAAAGCTATTAAATCCGAAAATCTTGCAAAAGAAATTGAGGAAATGCAGGATAAGGCCGCTTCTTACAAGGAAAGGCTTTCAGAACTTAAGTCAGATATCGCTTCAAAGGATAAAGAGATTTTATCTGTTGGCAAAGATCTTTCTGAGTCTAAGGAAAAGATTGACGTCTTGAAGGAAAATCAGAAAAAGCTGATAAAAAGCGTCAAGAAGAAAACGGAAGAACTTGATGCGGCCAAGGCTGATCTTGACAAAGCTAAGTCTGATCTTGATGAGGCTAATTACAAAATCAGTAACTTGGAAGAAAAGAGAGACAGTGTCTCATATGAATTAAAAAAGAAATCAAATGCATTGATTGAAGCCAGGATCAGAATCGGAGATTTGGAAAACGAGGTTTCGGTTGGGTCCAAAACAATACAAGAGTTAGAATCGAAGCTGAAATTAATGCAAGTAGAATTAAGAGGCTACCAGATAGGTATAATCGGTAAAGACAAAAACGATGCCGCTGAGCCGGAATTGGATAAAGATGAGGAGTCAGATAAGGATGTGGCAGAATCAGAGAAGTCTGATGTTGTTCCTGAGACGGATGTGATTCAGGAAGAAGCCGGTGACATTGTGGAGCCCGAAAACGAAGCTGAACGAGTAAAAGACACTAAAAAGAAGAAGAAAAAAAAGAAGTAGGTATTTTAATCCTTTTTATATTTTAATGTTTGCCATATTATGGGTTAGTACTTAACTTTGCGTTGAGAGAGTTTTTAGGATAATTATTGGTTAATATTTAGCTGTTATATGCAGGCGTCTGTGAAGGATCCTGCATATTTTTAAGGTCCTGTAGCTTAGTGGTGAAAGCAGGCGGCTCATAACCGCAAGATCGTGGGTTCAAATCCCTCCGGGACCACTGTCCAATGGTGTAGTGGTAGCACAACAGATTTTGGTTCTGTTAGCGGAAGTTCGATCCTTCCTTGGATAACGATTAAGTTTTTGTGGAAATGTTAATTATCTGAATGTTTGCGGTGTGTGAACATAGCAAACATTAAATGGCCCATTAGTTTAATGGATAAAACCTTTGAGTCCTAATCAAAAGTTGCCTGTTCGATTCAGGCATGGGCTACATGGCTTGTTGGATGAGTGGTTTAGTCAGGGATCTGCAAAATCTCGTAGGGCGGTTCGATTCCGCCACAAGCCTCTAAAAAAGTAAGACAATGAACTACCCGGAGCAACAAATGCTTAAGATCCTTAATAGGGATCTGTTAAGTAATCCGATGTATGTTATTAACAATCTCCATATATATGATTGGGAATCTGACTTCCTGGCCATAACAAGATCATTGTACGCTTATGAAGTAGAGGTCAAGATGTCTAAACAAGATTTCTTTAACGACTTCAAAAAGGATAAAAAACATAAGGTTCTTAAAGACGGCATTATTAAGGTAGGTGGTGTCATAAGCTATCCTCCAAACTATTTCTACTACGCCTGTCCGCCTAATATGATTGACGTAAATGAAGTTCCGTCTTATGCCGGGCTGATTTATGTCGATGTTAGTAAAAATAGGAAGAACGTCGTTAAGGTCGCACCTTTAATTCATAGACAGAAGTTTGATGTAGTGGGTAGGAAACTGGTGGATAAGTTTTACTACAATATGCTTACTTGGAAGAAAAGAGCTATTTCAAACGTGTATGCTGACCCGGCCAAGGAAAGAGAGAAGGGCGTGCGTGCCGGAGCTGAGGCTGTGAGGAAGTCGGCCTGGGATGCGTTCAGGGCGCAGTGCCCGCACATTGCTTTCCCCTATGGAAAAGAATTTCCGATGTGTGATGATCACGAACAAGATCATCCCATTAGAGACTGCATACTTCAGTGTGAAAAAGGTAGAATATTTAAAAGTAGATTAAAATGAGCACCCCACGTGAATTAAGCAGGATAGCTAATAGGATAGCCGGTAAGATGACTTATGATGGATGGGTCAGCCCCGGTAGAAAGAATCTTGTCTCTGATAAGAAAGTCATGGAATTAATAGATTTGATCTTTAATGAAATATGGAGGGAATTAGATGACGGGAAAAGAGTCCATATTATAAAACAGATGATTTTCAAAAAGATTTTTGTCAGTAGGCAAAAAGATAAATACTATATACAATGCATAGAAAAAAGGGACGCCAAATAGACGTCCCTTTTCTTTTTCTGTAAGTAATTGTTATTTCATTACTTTCCTTACCAACTTAGGAACAGCTTGCGTGATAGTCCACCTGACGTTTGCATTAACATTGATAGTCTGAGGAGTACCGTTTGCATCCAAGTTAATTACATCCTTGTCTATCTCCCAGAACGGATCACCTGCTGTCTGGGTAATAACCGTATTAGCTGTCTGACCACCAGCGGCCGTCACCTTAAGAGTATTTACCAGATCGTTTATATTAGTGTTCGCTGCAATACCGGAGAATACGATACTGAAAGCAAAGCCCCCTGTTGCACCAGGGTCGTCGGCAATAACAGCGCCGTTGTTGGTAGCCTTGCCTGCCGCCTGATAACTGGCAGGTATCTTCAACGTCAGAGGATGAGTCTCGTCTGGAGTTAAGGAGAACGTTAATTTAGTTGAGTTACTTGTACCGTTGATCGTTACAGTACCACCTCCTTTTCCTACTGATGCAGTAGGATCTATTTTTACAAACTCAGCTGCCGCAGCTTGGTTTATGGTAGCACTTTTCTTAACACCCCCTGATTCGGCACCAAATTCTACTTGTTGCGTGCGTTGTACACGACCTTCGTATTTTTCACCTGATACGGTAACCGCCTGATCACCATCACCTGATCCCGGATTGAAGGTTACAAAACCTATTTTCAATTCTGCCATGACATTTATTTCTAATTGATTAATACACCGACAAATATACGATTATTTTTATTCTCTTACGTCATTGATTTATTTTTATTAAATACGTGGTGCTATGGTTTTTTTATCATGTTTTAATCCTATTTGTTTCTTTGCCGATTATTTATTATGTATGTTTGCAACATCAATATAAAATATTATAACCATGAAAGTAGATTTTTTTAACAGTAAGGGTTTTTTAGGATCTAAAACTAAAGAGAGTAAGATCCGGAAGTTGTCAATCAGCAAAAGTAAGATAATGACTATCTCTGTCGATAATTTGAATTGGATGGGGGTAACGGATGCGGTTGTTATCGGCTTAGAAGAAGGGAAGGCATTTGAAGGAGTTGAAAATACGGTCTTTTATCTGGCTGCTTCTGATGTTGAAGACGAGAGATCGTTTAAGGTAAATAACCTTGGTGTAAAATACAAGAGAATTTACTTAAAAGACCTGCTCGATTATCTTGGATGGGATATAGGAGAAAATTCTTATGCTGTGTATGATATTATAAAAGAAGACAGTAATCTATTCCGTCTTCAGCTTAGGGTAATAAAAAAGAGTAGGAGTAAAAATGATGAACGATATAGATATTAAAAACAAAAGAATACTGCTATTTGATTTTGACGGGACGCTTATAGAAACCGCTTCTGGGAATACGTTCGCTACAGACTTGACAGATATGAGGATTAAGATGGATGTGGTGAATAAGGCTCTTGACCTCATGCAGGAGAACGGTGTTAAGGTATTTGCTATCGTAAGCAATCAAGGAGGAGTAGAAGCTGGGTTTGTTTCTGGAGCTGATATTGAAGCTAAGATAGAATACGTACTGAGGTCCGTACATGATCTGGCGGTAAAGAGAGGCGTCCTATATGAAAAAAGGTTGTGTTATTCAAATGACGAACAAGATCCGATGAGGAAGCCTAACACTGGCATGATTGATGATATTCTTATGAAGTGTAAAGACACGGTAATGCGTGGTATGAACTTTAGTCAACTTAAGGGATGTTCGTTGATGGTCGGGGACGCCAGTGGTCTTCCAGGGCAGTTCTCTGATTCGGATAAGGTATGCGCTGAGAAGGCCGGCGTTGACTATATGGACGTTATTCAGTTTCTTGGTAAAGATCTTGATTTAAATTATGTGTTGTCCAAAGAAGATACAAGTGAAGGAATAGTTATTTTAAATAATGGCTATATATATCCTTGAAAATCCATATGGTGTTGGTCTTAATATAAAAATCACTTTAAAAGATTTTTATAAGATTGAAACCGATGATGGAAAAACTGCAACCGTAGATGATGTGCTGAATATAAGGATTGATAAAGATCAGAATTTCAATTTATATAGTGATGTTATAAAAATAGAAACATTAAAAGACGGTAGTATCAAATATACAAGTTTGTATCATGAAAGTAAAGAAAACAGCGATAGTTTATCATAAATCGGATTTAGATGGCGTTGTGTCGGCAGCCATCGCAACTATGTATGAACACAGTAAAAACAAGGATGTTGTTTATATCCCGTATTCGTATGAAGATGATGTTAAGAAAGTTGTTGACCAAGTGCGTGACTTAGATGTTGTTTATGTTCTTGACGTGTCTTTCGGAGCCGATTCTAAAACGGTTTTCAAGAAATGGCTTGATGAAGGAAAGAGCCTGATGTGGATAGATCATCATAAGGGGATTATCGAAGATAGTAAGACATGGGGGTTCGTAGTTCCAGGGTTGAGGAGAGTCGGTGTCGGTGCGTGCGCTCTGGCCTCGGACCTGCTGATGGGAGAGAGGTAAAAAATGGTTT